TGTTATAACAATAAGGCTGAAAATAAGGGCAACATCTTTTAGATAAAAGAAAATCCACTACTATTTTTCAAGTAGTGGATAAAATTTTATTCATCAAAATCTACATACTCACTTAGGAAATCAATGACTTCCTTTGTAGTATTCTTAGTGGACTGTAACCATTCACCCATAATAATCAGTTCTATTCTGTCTCCTGATGTTATGTGGAGTGAAAGGGTATTAAGTGCTGATTTAGGATTGGCTATTGTATTACTCTTAATATCACATAAAATCAACTTCTCTTCACAATTAGCAAACTTAGTTGACATCTGTGTTATCTGTGAATAATTAAGCCAATGCTTCACAGTTCCAAACTTAGATATTACTTCTTTACTCATGCTTGTTCTCCTTTATAACATTATGTTTCACTTTTACAAAATTATTACATTTATCACAACCATAAAGTATATTATTAATATACTTTACATATTTTAGCTTATGATGACATTTACTACAATACCCATGTTTAAAATCAAAATATCTATCTAATATTCCTTCCATAATAAACACCGCAGGAATAACTATCACAAATACTCCGATAAGACAAAGACCACATATTGCGACAATTTGTCCAATTATATCTATTGCATTCACAGATATATCACCTAATTTCTTTCACACCACTTAACATATTCTTCTTCTGCATCAAATCCATCTGATACACCATCGTACTCCCAGTTCTTACAACTAGTTCTATGCCATTCTGTATCAGATACAGGCTTAGAATATCCAGCCTTTCTACCACAATGTTTAATATTATCTGGATTAGATATTGCAGAGTACAAACAATTACAGCAACCTTTAGGCACTTTCTTACTCATTATTTCCTCTCCTAGCATTTAATAAAGCTATTACTTTATTATAGATATTATCATATCCCTCTATATTGCCCTTAAACACGTCAAACGGAATCTTGTTTTCGATTAACTTATTTTTCATTTCATCACATATAATGTCACTCTCTGCTTCTGTCTGAATTCTACCAGCAGGATTATAAGGCTTTGCACGTTCAAGAAAGAAATTTACATTATCGTAAGAATTAAAGCAATCAAGAACAACACTCTTGAAATTATCTCCCAATACTTTATTATAGAATATACTAAGAAACAAAGGGCTATCAGTGATAATAACATCAACTTTATCTCTAACTTTTAGAAGCCTATAGCACTGTTGCCCATAAATATAAATTTGTCCATCTGGACTTAAAGCAATATCGTTTTCTTCCCAACACATATCTTTGGCAAACTCCGTTACGAGTTCAGCATTATATCCTGCCATCTTCAACTTAGAAAATATATAAGCCGCACCAGTACTCTTACCCGCAGAAGGAGCACCAAACAAATTGACAACTAAACAGCTCTTACTCATTAACTATCCTCCAATATATCAATCATAATAGTATCTCATAATTTATTTCCCTATACCATAATAATCTTCCCAAGCTATTTGCAACCATTCGTTTATGACTACACGCGTATTCGCAAGAGCTTCTTCTACAGTTTTACCATCTGACATACAGCCTGAAAGTTCTGGGACTTCTGTAACAAAGCTGTTGTCTTCATCACTCCAAGACAAATTCACTTTATATCCATCTACCTCATACTCCATATATTAAATATACCTTTCATATAATAGACGTTTCTATTCTTTTAATAGCGTCCTCTGCTGATTTTATCCATTTTGTTATTGCGCTTACACCCTCACTACTAGATATACTTAAACAGTTTGGCAAGAATACAACATAATTCTTAGGATATTTACTCCGAAAAATATCCATATATCCCTTTAGCGTTTCGGCAGATATTTCTTTCGGGTTGAATTCAACAACTATCGTGTCAAAAGGTTTTATTTCTAACGTCTCAATATTAATATCTCTCATATTAACCCCAATCACATATTAATATTTCCACATCACAATTCTTAAACACTTCTTTTATAAGAGCTTCAACTTTCCATCTTTCTAACTTATCCAAACCACAGCCTAACCATGGCATTGCAAGTTTAGGAGCTAAATGCTCATTGTGATTGACATATACATCTCTTAGATTTTTAAGACACATTTCGAGCGTGACATAATTTGGTTTACCCCAATAATGTTCTTTAGTTACTAAATTGTATTCCCAATTCCAATCTGTTGCATGAGTGTCTAATGCCTTACCTACCCATACAGAACTATCTGCATAAGACCCATATCTTCTTAGTAATTCTGCTCTAACTCCACGCTTATTAAACTCCTTTGCTATTCCTGCTCCTAAAGCAAAATCAGCACTTATACAATGCACTAAAGAATAATCTTTAGGAACAGAAAATAAATCTCTATGTTCTATTTTAAATATCATTCATATTATCCTCATTCTCTTATAACAGGTCTTTGCTTATTATTTTGACATAAATATGTGTAATACGAATTACAGTTGGTTTGCTTGTCGTTAATAAAATGAATCACAATTCCATCTGCAATTTCACTATCGAATAAACCACTATCATACCACGACAAAGATTTGTAATAATCCATCAGCCACTCTAAATCAAGCTTCATACAGGTTTGCCAAAATGCTTCATACCAACCACCTGTACCGCCATCATTCGTCAGAAAATCTTCTATTTGTTCTCTATACGAACCATATTCAAATAAAGGAACTAAGCACTGATAGCCAAACACAGAAACCAATTCGCCAAAAAATGCTTGATAGAAATATTTAGGAATTTTCTTTTTAATATCTTCTGGAATATGATATTTTGTTGATTTTTCTTCATTATGCTTCCAAACAATCTTATTACTCATTAATACTCCTCGTTTCTTCTTCATTTCCCGTACCAAATTTCCCATTCTGGGTCGTCATAAACATTCCCTAGAATTTCACAATCAGCACTACACATATTACAGAAATATTCTCTTTCGCCATTAGTAAAACGTATCATATACTGTGCATCATCATTATCGAATAATACAACAGCATAATAATCATCATATTTAATAATATCGCCTTCGAATATTTCTGTCCCATACGCATCTTGCTGTCCAATATAACGACCAACAGTCGTAGGGTCAACAATATGCCATTTAAACCACGCATCTCCTGTGACACCACTATTACCATCATAAGTTAATATAAAGGCTTTATCTTCATTAGTTATATCGTTATAGTAATAAACATAAAAACCTTTATGCCATGTATCACTATGAAGGTCTCTTCCTCGACAAATCATCTTGTTCATTCTATTAATCATTTCCACAATCCAATATTTTCCCTGCTTCTATATATGACATCATATAATGTCCACCATTATCATCATATATAGTAATGCAATACTCGTCTTGACTGAAATCATACCAACATCCTACTTTGAAATTCTTATTATCTTCAATAGGAGCTTTTATTTTAACCATATGCTCCTTTAATTCTTCTCTTAATACTTCGATGTCTGTAATATTATCTAAGTCCATAAATCAATCTCCTTATATTTATAGATATATTATATCACAAATATATCGTTTTGTCAAGTCATTTTAATCTTAAAATAGATTACAACCTTGGTTTTTAAAATCTTGAACAAAGTATAATTATATTTTACTTTGTTCAAGATTATTAGACTGGTCTTCGCCGTTTTGAACCATCTTCATTATGCGTTTATATGAATATTGGTTTAATCCATATTTCTTTAGAATATCTTTCTTTTGCATTTCACCATTAAAATACAATTTAAAATCCTTTAGAATCGCAGAAATATCCAAATTATTATAATCTATCATATTTTCCTTACCAATTCCTAATTCCTTTACAACCCTTGAAACACTTCTAGGATTAATATGTAATGTTTCCGAAATGTATTTATAAGACTTCCCTGATAAGTACATTTGTTCTATTTCTTCTCTTGGTAATGTTCTTAATTTACAATGCGGCAATCCTTTTGGCTTAATAGCAGAAGCATTAGGATAACCATTCGCTTTTAGCACCCTATTAATCGTGGCTGTATGAACATTATACTTTTGAGCAACATCTTTAACGTCCACTCCGCTTTTCAATAATTCCACAATTTCCTCGATATTTTGAATTTTATTTATAACCTTACCATCTCCACCCGGAGTAGAATTATAGCCATTCTTATAACTATCGTATTGTTCAATCCAATAAATTTCTTTCTTATCGAGATTCTTGTATTCTATATTATCTTCCAATAGCTCAACATAAAAATTTGATGTCCCATACTTAGCCATTGCTTTATATAATTTATATTTATGCTTTTTATGAGCCGATGGTTTGCAGTGTTGTTTAAAACGCTCATAAATAGACATAGTAGTTTGACCAATATAAACTTTATCATTGATGGTGTTACGGATTATATAAATTCTTCCTAAAATAGGAACTCCTCCTCATGTTTTTATTTAAAACTATATTTGGTATATACCACCAATATCACTACAGCAAAGCCTTATATTGATGTAATTTTGATTATATCAATATAAATTAATCATGCTTTATGAATATTTTCTTAATCCTAGACCACAATTTCTGATACCAATGTAAGTTTGCTGTTGGACAATCTTCCTCATTCTCCAAATCAATCCAACAGCGATTTGTATAGATATCATTAGTTTCTATCTGCAAATGATTTCTAATATCTTTGTCTACAAGTTTATCGTAAATCACAAAACTGAATCTATAACCTCTTGTAAAGTGTTTTGCATCTCTAGTAATCATGAAACAAAACATAGGTGTGTATATATTGTAAGAAAATGCCGAATGTCTATAGTGCTTACTAACAACGTATTTTTGATTCAAATTTTTTAGCACCTCATGCGCCCACTTTTTAGGTTCGTTAGTAACAACTAAAACTGTAATTAATGGAAACTTCATATATACTCACCTTTCATCAAACTGCCACAAAACGGGCAATATTTATATGGACATTTTGTGTCTTCTTCATGCTTATAGTAGTCATAGTACACAAATCTATGACAATTAGAACATCGTTTGCTAAAATATAAATTAGGAACGTCTTGCCATTCTGCTTCATTAGGCGGGACAAATTCTGTCTTCAATATTTGTTTGGCAATAAACTCTTCTTCTGTAAGTTTTGTCCACGACCTAGAATATTCCTGCCTTGCTTTAGTAATAATAGAAATTAATCTATTATTTAATTCGTTAGAATTCACCCTTTACAACCCTCTCGTTTACACTAGCAACAAACTCATTAATTTTATTATAATCAGGATTATCTGGGAGACTAGTGTTCATGCTGTCATATTTCAATCTTTTCTCTAATTCATCAACTATCTCATAAAACGCGTCAATAGGTTGATTTTCTTTATCAAGATATTTGCCGTTTCTAATATCCATTAGAAAATCATGGTCTTTATCTCTATAAGTGATTATCTGTTCCTTTTCAAGAATATCAAAACACATTAGGTAAAGCCTAACTAAATGCATCATATGTTTAGCCAGTTTGCCACGCTCTATTGCATATTGGTTTCTCTTACCCATTTTGTTATATGATTTTACAACGCTATTCATTTCAGCCCAAATGTCTTTATAATCCCTAAGAGGATAATGTTTTAAATTAACGTCCATAAAAATTTCTGTATCATAATCTTCTCTATCAGATACGTCTGCATAAAGCTTAATACTATCATCTGGGAATTGACAATAATTTTGTTTAATTTTATAAAAAGAATTTTCCACAGATTTCAAGATATATTCTTCTCTTTTAGATTGAGACACTTCTCTATTAGCTTTATTTGATAATCTTCTTAACTGCTGCGAAGCATATCCACCAAAAGAATATATAGCTCTTTTGGAAAGAAACAAATGTGAATTATCAAGCATTTCTTGTCCTATAGGGTGAACATAAAAATAGTACTCTGGCTTGTTTCCTAATAATTCTATTGTGTTAGGATTTACACTACTAAGCAAAGAAACCAATTTATTAAAAGCATAAATTGTAGTATCTGTATTTACATCAACTCTTTGCTCAAAATTCTGATTAGTTAGGATTTGCATTTTAGTGTTTAATGCACAGCCTCTAATATCAACATCACTATTTTCATTATTTGTTCCATAAGCATAAGAACCACCAATAGTCAGCAATATGATATTGTTTCCTAAATTCTTGTCCGTTCTTAAAAAGTCATAATCTTTAGATTTTAACTTTTCTTTAATTTGATTAATTGTCATTTTGTCCTCCGTGTTTATCTCTATATCTCAAAAGTTGGTACGCCTTATTCATTATTTCTGGGATTCTGTAATTCAAATCGCAACCACTAGAGCCATCAAAATTTCTAAAAGTATCTGCATAAATTACTTTATCAGCTATTTCCGGAAATTTTTCTTGTAAGTCTTTTAATTCAAAAGCCCATTTAGACCATGTAGCATCATCTATTATATTATCATCTAAATCATAATAAATAAAACTATGCACCAAAATCTGTAATCGTCTTTGACGTATCTTCTCTGCTATTGTCTGATTAACCATTGCCACATTCCTTAATACAAATGTTTTCTATAAGCGAACTCTATATTTATTTTTTGTGGATATCCATAGATTTCAGTTTGTAGTTTATTCATACAAAATTCATTTCCATGAAAAGATATTGTGCCATCTGTACCAATATACATATCTTCTGACAAATCTTTCTTATACAAAAGCTTTACGTTTTCTAACCAATTTTCAACCACTTCTTCTGTTGTATTTCCTTCTGCGACACAATAGTATGCCCATGCCGCCCAGCCTTCGCTACCCTGTTCGCAGTTGCATAGAAGATAGCACAAGTATCTAGGAATTTTATTATAACCATCATATTCTCTTATCATAATATTTATATCCTTCCGTTTCTATATATACAATGTCCTTTGCACACACTTAGTTAAACGAGTTAAAATTGTCATGCCAATATAAGCAAGGATTAAACTCTTTCATAATAGCCATAGTTAACCCATGATGTGTCAGATTTATTCTTGAAATTTCAGATGTCTTTTCGTTTTTATTAGTAATGCTTGATTTCATTATTTACCTCCTTAAAATCTTTAATAAAAATCTTTAGTAAATGAAACGCCTCCGCATTTAGGACAACCTAAAAGTAAAATTTTTTCATAAACAGAAGAACCCCAATCAACTTGCCCTTCTATATCAGTTCTAAAAGCATAAGTATCAGCCTCACAGCTTTTAATAATTATGAATGATTCATCACCTTGGATAGCCACTGTTTCAAATTCACCTTTATCATTTTTTCTCCAACAATCAAATTCTGTTGTGTAACCACAATAATGACATTTATGATTTAGTGTATTGGTCATATCTATTTCCTTACCATTTAATGTTTGTATAACATATATTGTATTGATTCCCTTGCTTTATCTCATAACCACACTCTTTAAGAATATTCATAGCTTCTTCAGAAATAGGAGAATCAATCATACATTCAAATCTTCCATATTTTATGGCATCTTTGATTTTGCTTTCTATCTCAAATAGTTCACGATTCAAGATAGCATTCTTGTTATTTGTTGTTTGTTTATGTGCTTCTTTTGCTGAAATCATTTTATCAATACTCATTTTCTAAACTCACTTTCTAAATTGATTAAAAATTTTCATCCGTACACTTATATGTATTATCATATTGAGCCTTATAAAGATGTTCTGCCAGCAATTCTACACAGTTAGTAACTATTCCGTTCCCTGCTTGTTTATAAAGCTGACTATCAGCAACACCAATGTTTTTGGCATTAGTACAATCTTTTTCTGTAAGACCCATTAACTTCCAACATTCGTTTGGTGTCAACTTGCGGACACGAAAATTTTGAACTACACCTGTATCATTCGCTTCTGAACGCAGGCATTTTGAATATCCTTTCATCGGTGGTCTGCATCCAAATGTTTGTGACTGATTTGTAAGCACTCCACTTGGTTCTCCATTAGCATCTTTTATAAACTGTTTATACATTTGCTCTTTCCATTCTGAATGAGTAAGTTTATCATTCTGTTCAAGAACTCTCGGTTGTCTATCTCCACCTTGCATTGTTCTCAACGTAGGACAGCAACCTTCCTTGGAATAAACTCTATTCATTTCATCATAATTATAATGATTTAAGTCACCTGCTTGAATACAGTTATTGGTTAATTCAAGAACCGCCGTACCTTGCTGTGCATAATATGGGGAACTACCGCAGTCTTCTCTTGCCGTGATACAATTACTATAATCCATTCCATATCTTGTATTTTTTAAAGATTTATCCATAGGTATCTGTTCAACTATTTGCTTTGGTTGTTTGTAATCTGTTGCTACTAAAGTACCCATTATTGAGTCTTGCTGATAAACTAAATCACGCTGTCCAATAGTCCTAAAGTCTGGCTTTGTAGTGCCAACTATATTCTTGGTAAATGTACTATCAGTAATATGAAAACGTTCTTGAATATCTTTACTCAAATAATACTTTTCATCAACTTCTTTATCAAGAACATCTTTAAGTCTGATACCTGTATCGAAAGGCTTTGGGAAATCATATGTGCCATTATCAATGTCCTTACGAATGCTGATTACGAATACTCTTTCTCTGTTCTGGGGAACTCCACAATCCTTTGCGTTGAGAACTTTCCAATAGGAATTAAAACCGAGTTCATCAAGAACTTCAAGTAGACTATTAAAGTCATCAATAAATTTCTTGCTCACAAGGTTTTTGACATTTTCAAACATAAGATACTTTGGTAGTGTTCCATCATCTTTTGCTCTTTTGAGGAGTCTTATATTCTCCCAAAGAAGAGAACTTCTTGTGCCGCTATCAGGCTTTAGACCTCTCATTTTACCTGCTACGCTGATGTCCTGACAACAAAACGAGATTGTCCATAAATCAGCATACGGCAAAAACTCAATTTTATTTATGTCTCCGAGGTTGTGAACTAATTTGTTAGCAAGCCAATACTTGTTGATATCATTAGATTTACGCTGAGAAAGTTTATGCCAATCATATGCTTTGTTTTTCTCTGAATTGTATCCTAAATTGATTTCTGTAAGTTGCCTTGCCATTTCTTCTTTAGAGGGATAGTCAGTATATGTATCAACCATTTCTGGTGTTAAGCCGCAGTGTATAGCGGCGTAGCTAAGCACAGCTTCTTTGTTAATTTCTGAAACATTTACCACATTAATGTTAAATAAAATTGAGTTTTCAAAGCCCCTCTCTTGGCATCCGATTCCTGAAAACAAGACATTCATACTTAAATCAGCTTTAATTAAATCACTCAAAAAAAACACCCCTTTTAATAATTATGCAATATCTTATATCACGATTATATTATATCACAAAATTTTAATTTTGTCAAGTCATTTTAAAAAATTATATAAAATATTTTTTCTCTAATATAGTAGTCCTAAGAAGTCCCAAAAAAGTTTCACTCTTAAAAAATATTTTTTTGTTACAACACTAAATCCGAAAACCCTAAAATGCAGAAACTCCTGTAAAACTCTCATTTCAAAAACCCCTAAAACCCCAGAGATATCCCCAGAGATAACCCCATGATATATATTAATATTAATATTTAGATATATATTTATTATTTATATTATAATATATATTAATATATATATAAGATGTATATTATATAATGTTAATACTAAGAAATAAAAATATTATAAACTTCTTATTCTAAGAACTAATATAGTAGATAGAAAATATATTTTCTATCTACTAAAAGAAATATATATTATTTAATTCTAATATATAATAATTATCAAGATAAATATAAATATAATATAAACTTCTTTATAAACTTTATATTTAGAGATAAAAATATATTGTATATAAACTTTATGTTTAGGAATATTATTTATATTATATATATTATTATAATACTTTATTATAACATATTTTTTTGAAAAAATAAAAAATATGTTAAAAATGACTTGACAAATTAGATAGTTTGTGATATAATATAAACGTAGCAAGTGGCTACAAATGTCTATTGAAAGGACTGATAGATTGGCTAAAATGGATTTGTTTAATGTCCTAAAGATAAACACATCATACATCATGAGCAATGATAAATCTATGAGATTTACTTTACGTTCTGCAAAAGAGCTGGGTATGATGGTTGCTTTAGGGGACAATCAACTTCTTAGGTTTATACGACAAATTCAAGAAAGACCATTTGACAAAGAATACATTCAAAATTTGTATTCTAAAAGAAATCACTTAAAGCAATTAAATGAAAGTAACGAACATTCAAATGAAATTTTAGAGATACAAAAGGAAATTGAAAATTTACTGTTTGTTCCAGAAATAGTATCAGTAAAAGTAGACACCACTAAAAAAGATTACAAAGACCTTTGCAAAAATGGATTTACAGTTACGGTTGATTTAGGAGATAAAACTGTAACTACACACTATATCCGTTTATGTGCAGGAGCAGGACAACTGAGAAGAAACTCTGCGATATTTGTCGATTCTAGTATTCACGATTTGCTAGAACGAACGATGATGTGTGGCTTAACAAGACAGAGCATAGGCAAAATTAATCTTGCTAAGTTCAGTGCATATTTTGCACTTTACACTAGTGCGACAAGACAAGTTAGAAAACCTAGAATATGCGTAGTCAATGATTTTGAATATACATTAAAAGACCAGAACATTAAATGGATTTATGATAATCCTAAAGGAGAAAAAGATGTTCAGGATAAAATAATGGATTTTGAAATCAATGCTTTTGATGGTGCAGGAATGATTAGTCCTGAAATGGCTAAACTTTGGCAAGAGGATTTGAAACTTGATTATCTTCCTGCTTCATTTATTCTTAGGTCTTGCTGGATAAAAGGACTTGTATCAATATTTGACTTCCATAAATTTGCAAAAGAAGTTGCACATAAGGAAACTATTACAGACCTTTGGGGTGTGGAGTATAATATTGATGATATTGATGTCATACTTACCAAGAGCCAATTTAAGATGGCAAAAAAATATGAGAATTGGCAACAGTATATGTACTATCATCAAAAGTTCAATCATATTTTCGGTGTAGCAAGAGTAACTAAAAAGCAAAATAATATTTACACTCCTATGAACTATCAGTATGTTCAATCTAACAAATTTACGGAAGAAAGTATAAAACAGTTGGCAGATTTTTCGTTAGATTGGATAAAAAAGATAATGACTGGTGATAAACTCTATTCCATGTTGTTTCTTTTAGGAAGCCACGACGAAGATGATGAATATACTTCGATTGAAAAAAACCAAGATTCTTCTATTGCAAAAGCACTAATGTATAATGATACAATACTTAACGATAGCTATATAAGAAATAAAATTAATCTCATGTTAGAAAAGAAAGTAAGACAAACTAAGATTGGTAAGCTTTTGGTAGAAGGAAGTTATGACTTTTCTATTCCAGACCTTTATGCTTTATGTGAACACGCATTGGGTATGGAAGTTCATGGTTTACTTGGTAAAAGAGAGTGTTGGAATAAAAGATGGGTCGATAAAGGAACTAACGTTGTTGCACTTATGCGTTCTCCTTTAGTAGACTTTTCAGAAAATCAAAAATGTTTTATAAATCATTCAGATGAGTGTAAAGAGTGGTTTAAGTATATTTATAGTGGTAATATACTTAACATATGGGGAATGGAAGCGATAAATGCTTCCGATGCGGATTAAATGCTAGTCCGAGCTAATAGTAATATTAGTCAAGAATGTGGTGAACCTAGAAATCTAGGGTGTCAGTATTAACTGGCTAACGATGGAGTTCTAAATATAATTTATTATACATGATGATATCGTGCCAAGTCCTTAACAAAGGAAAGGTGTATCGACTAAACGAACGAAAGTTCAAGAGGTTTAATGTGAAATTCATTATTCCGTAGTGCCACATACCCCACTGGGGGTAAAGAGATAGTCAAATCCCGCTATTAAATTAGCGTTAAAGTACAACGAAAGTTGGGGTACAAATGTACGATTGAATTTAGTCTCATATATTCAGTAATGATATATGATATTGTGGTGAACCTAGAAATCTAGGGTGTATATCTTACGTTAGGATTTACAGGAAATGGTAAATAGAAGATATGCTAACAGGGAAAATCTAAATCTTATGACATGACAATCCTGTGCGAATAAAAGCGTTAAACGACTATTCTTTAGTTCTATCCTAAAAAGAACAATAGAAGTAGGGCTGAGTGAAATTCTCAGTGAGTGAAATCCTCTTAAATCGAAGTGCCACACACCCCCTGTTGAGGGTGAAGATATAGTCTATTCCCGCTATTAAATTAGCGTTAAAGTATAGTGAAAACTAGGGTATAAAAGGGAGATTTATTTTTAGTTACAGATAATAAGTATGTAGTTAATGCAGTAATTGACAATCAACCAACAATAACTTATGAAAAGAAAAAAGCAAAAGAACAAAGAATAAGTGCAAATAACTTTGCTACAATGGACACTAAAAGTTTCAACACTAAAATAGGATTTATCACTAATATAGCTTCTAGCCTTATAGCTATGTTAGCTAATTACTCAGAAGATAGCGATGAATACAAAGAAATAAAAAAACGTATATCTTTACTTCGTTTTTACCAAGGTAGTAGATTTGTTGCTACCGCTATGTAGAAATATATAGCTAAAAAATTCGGTGAACCTAGAAGTCTAGGGTGTATGGCTAACGTTTAGTATCTATAGGAAATGATAGATAATAGCCATGCTAACAGGGAAACCTAAAATTATATTATAACAAAAAGGTTGTGATATAATGGTTTTTAATGATTACGAAAAATATAAAGATTTAACTGGAGCTTATACAATAACTAATTTAATAAATAATTTCGTTTATGTAGGGGCAACATTTAGTAAATTCAAATTTAGATATCAGGCACATAAATCAAGTCTCAAAAGAAACCTTCATGATAATAAAAATCTACAAAATGATTATAATAAATATGGAGCAAATGCGTTTGAATTTAATGTTATCCAAGTGTCTAGCGATATAGATGAAATTAAAAACATCGAAAGCGATTTAATATCAGATTATTTAAACAAAAATGCTTGCTATAATATTCGTGGTGGTGGAGAAAACGTAGGCAATGTTACATCAGAAACCACTAAAAAGAAAATGAGCGAATCTCATAAAGGCAAAAAGCTTTCTGAATATCAAAAAGAATGTTTAATAAAATATAATAAAAATAAAGAGATGTCTGAGATTACAAAAGCAAAATTATCAGAAAGATTCCAAGGAGAAAATAGTAACTTTGCAAAACTAACGGACGATTGTGTTGTGGAAATAAAGCACAAAATCATTAGTGGAATGTCTGATAGGGAAATCGCAACAGAATATAGCGTTGAGGAAAGTTGTATTTCTAACATAAGATATAATTATAGATGGAAACATATAATTGTTGATGGATGGGAAGAATATCAAGAAGTTAGAAAGCGCAGAAGAAAATATACCGATGAGGAAATATTATTAATAAAACAAGATATAATTGACGGAAAAAGCAATTTTTATATCAACAAGAAATATGGAACAAGCTATGATAAAATTAAAAGTATTAGAAAATCTTTATAAATATAATTATGGTAATCCTGTGCTAAGCTTAATCAGAAATGATTTTGAAAGTTAAACGACTACAAAATACGGGCTAAGTCTAAGTGATATGCCTATGAATTTGGTACACTAAATGCGAAACTCATTTAGTGGAAGTGCCGAACATCTTAACTCAATAGAGAAAGATGAAGATATAGTCTGTACCACATGAAAATGTGGAGTTTACGGCAATTGATAGTGCTAAAGGCGATGTCTTTGTGCCGCCGCCTAAATATTGGAATAAAAAGCAAAAATATGTTTCAATAACAGAAGATATGCCAGTAGAAGAAAAAAGAGCTGCAATTCTTAAAAATCAAGAAATTGCATTTAACAACAGAATTTGTGCGGACAAGAAGCCATATTTCTTTGGATATGTTTATCCTAAGATAATGACGCATTACAACGTTAGCAAAAGAAATTATAAACAGCTTTGTAGAGTTATGTTTAAGTGTGACCTTACGGAACTTATGCGAAAGAAAAATAAGACTTCCGAAGAAAGTAAGTTCTTATATCAATACAATAGATTTTCTCCTTTGCTTAAAAATAGATGTATCATGAATATACTTGCAGAGTATGTAGAAGATACAGAGTTTGACAACAAATGGAAAAAGCAAGGACAACCTTTTGATTATAAAGTTCTCATGTCTGGTAATTATGACTTAGACGACAAAGAATTATATAATCAGTTAAAATCAATTATAAAAGAATTCCATAAACGTCACGCTGGAATAATTGCAGAAAGAAAATCTGTCGAAACAGATATTATGTTCACTCCTACAGATGACATAGAGTGTTATGCACAAGAGATAACAACACTTATTGAAGAATATGAAAATAAGATTACGTCTATTTGTTCAGATGCTAGAAAAACTTGTGATTATGTTATAGATATTTATTACAGATATTTTAGTACAAAATCAAAGATTTTTATTTGGGAAACATTTGGAGATATAGTTGTAGAAAACTTAAAGTCTAAAGCCACTAAAGTAGAATATCCTGTATTTGATGAAAATGGCGTAGATTACTTAGGCAAGAAATATTCAATAAAGGAAGTGAATTTAATATGATTGTTTTTGATGAATATAATTATGCTTTAGAACTTGATAATCAAGAAATAGATACAACCTATAATATAATAAAAAAAGGAATTGTTCTTGCAAAATTATACTTTTCTCAGGGTTTAGATGAAAAGGAAGTTTATTCTAAACTCTGTAGAAAACTTATTATTCTTGATAGTGGTGGTAATTACGAAGTTAAACAAGCTAAGATAAATATTATGATTTCTATGGCTAAGAACAACCCAGAACTTAAACGCAGAGAATTATCCTTTAGTGAATATGAATTGAAAACAATTTCATCTCTTAGTACTAAGAGTTTACAAGTATTCACTTTCGTTATGCTATGTTTGTTCAAGTTTAATGACAATAATCGCTTTTATATAAACGAGCGAGAAGTATTTAGACTTGCGGGGTTGTCTTGGTCGGGAACAGACTTCAACTCTATGATAGATAATCTTTATGATTTAGGACTGCTTACTTTATGTGTTAGTAAGCCTAGAGGCGCAGTTGCTACGAAAGTAATGTATTCGTTTACGGATAAGATATTGCAAGGTAACGATACAGCGTTAAAGATTACTGATTATAGAAATTTGAATTATCAGTATTTTAGATACTTTAATCCTAGTGATTATATGACCTGTCAAAAATGTGGATTGGTAATCCCTAAAAAGAGTAATAGCCAGAAATTCTGTGCTAGTTGTAAGTAATATTTAAGGGCTATAAAATAGAGATTATTTATAACATCAATATTTATATAGGATTTCTAAACTTATAGCCCCCAAAATATATAATGAAAAGGAAAGATAGAAAATTTCCAATTTCAACAAAATTTTTAAATTGTGAGGAATTTATACATGATTATTATAAACCGTGATGATTTCGAAAGACTGAGAAAGGCAAAGCTCATTAAGGACGGCAAGAACGATAAGAACTATCGTATTACTTCTGCTAAGAAGAAGTCTGACAGAAAGAAATATTATGTCGTAGAAAGTAGACCTATCCTTATATTTCTTGGATTAACTAAGTAATCCAGAGAGGAGAAATCATGGACGATAACAAGCGGAAAGTTGTAGTAGATACCTGTGCTGTTATGAATGATAACAGTGTTATTGACAATCTACTGAAAGAAAATTATCAGGTTATATTCAATATTGCTACTATTGAGGAACTTGATAATCTCAAAACTAATAAAGATTATTCTAAAGCTAGACAGGCAAGACAGGCTATTAAAGCAATAGAGCGAAATAAATCAAATATCACATTTGATTTCAGCAAAGATATTTCTGAGAAGATTAAGCAATCTCCAGAAACTTATTGCTTAAACACAATGAACGATGATATCATTGTAACCTGTGCTTGTAGAAATTCTGCTAGTATTTTGACATATGATTTTAATGTTAAAATTAAGGCAGAAATATTAGGTATATCAATATTGGAGTGTATTTCCGAAAAGAAGTATTTGGGCTATGATGTCATAAATGCTACTGATGAGGAAATGGCTTCTATATATGAAAATCCTAACGAGAATATTTTTGGTTGTCTTACTAACCAATATCTTATTGTGAATAACTCCAACGGAGACTATTGTGATATGATTAAGTGGGACGGAGAAAAGTATTCTACTGTCGCAAGTAAAAATATAAAGACCATGTTCTTTGGCGACAAGATGAAAGCTAAAGACGTATATCAGCGAATGGCTATTGATAGTCTTATAAATAATACAATTACTTGTATTACAGGCAAGGCTGGTAGTGGCAAGAGTCTCCTTAGCCTTATGATAGCTATGCACTTAATAGAGACAGGAAAGTATGAAAGACTAGTAATACTGTTTAACCCTTGTCCTGTTAGGGGGGCTTCTGAACTTGGTTATTACACTGGTTCTGTTGTTGAAAAAGCTATGCAGTCTAATATAGGTAATATTCTTATTACCAAGTTTGGTGATAGATATATTGTAGATAACTATATTAGTAGCGGCAAGATAAAGCTTGTACCCATGGCAGATTGTCGTGGTATGGAGATTACTGATAACGAAATACTTTGGATTACAGAAGCAGAGAATACCACCACAGATTTAATAAAGATTTGTTTGTCCAGAGTAAGTTCTGGTGCAAAGGTATTTATAGAGGGCGACTTCAAGCAGACTGATAGTCAAACATATGAAAGCAACAATGGACTTAGAAGAGTTGTAGAAACTTTTGCTGGGGAAGAAGTTTTTGGATATGTTGATTTGCAGAATGTTTGGAGAAGTAAGATAGCTGAAATTGCTGATAGACTTTGAGGATATTGTTGAATGAATGATGATTATATATATCAGCCAGAGAATAGTCTTATCTCACAGATGAGATTATCTATGGCTATGAAACAGCGCAAGATTTTCTTTTACGATACAGTAAACGAAAGTAGCGTTATGGAAACTATGTATTACCTTAACAGGCTTATGGAAGTTGATGAAACTTTAGGTCAAAAGAAGCCTATTGAAATTCTTATTAACAGCAATGGCGGTTGTTGTGAAGATGGTTTAACTTTGATTTCTCTTATAGAATCTATGATAGAAAATGGATACCATATTATCACTACCAATATAGGTAGGGCTTATAGTATGGGATTTATGTTGGCTATTTCTGGAACTGAACGCAGAGCATATAAACACGCTAGATATATGGTACATGATGTATCTACTGGCACTTATGGAAAGGCTCAGCAAATGAGAGAAGACTTGGTAGAAACCGAAGTAATCAGAGAAGAGATATATGACCTTATTTGTAGTCATACATCTATCCCTAGAGAAGATTTAATTTCATGGCAAGAAAGAAAAATAGATAAGTATTTTTCAGCAAAAGAAGCTGTTGATTTAGGAATTGCTGATAAGATTGTGTGAGGTATGTTATGGACGAGAAGATTGTAAATGAAGAAGTAGTTGATACACAGGCTGTAGACATTTCTGATATGATGGATTGCTGTGATACATCACACGAACCGACATATCTTGTTGATGAGATTATTGGTATTTCAGCAGAAGAGGTATCTAAATCTAAGTTTGATACTAAGGAATTCCAGAGAGGGATTAATGATGTATCAAGAGTTTGCGGTATGATTACTGCTTTAGTAAATGTAGGTATTACGCCTAGTATGGCTCTTAGTTATATTAGTGAGAATGAGAGTAACAAGAGTATTATTGACTCTAATTATAAAATTGCAGAATTACAGTCGAAGACGGCTAAAGATACTGCAAAGTATAATTATGAAGTTTCTCAGAAAAATATAATATAATTTCAAAAATGACTTGACAAACAAGTGTTTTTGTGATATAATATAAGAGTAATAACGAAAGACACGCTAACTGCAAAACTTAAAGATGATAAATAAATGATATTTGTTTAGATGGATAGTTGCTATAGCCTTAGTTATAATGACTATCCAAAAGCAGTAGGGTTGCTCCGAAGTCAATGACTACAATGTAGTAAGTGCTAAATTGTGTCTTGTAAAGTTATTATATAAATAATTAATTGGAATGAAAGGGAATTTTATTATGACTAGTAAGGTAATTGTTAAGAAGACAGCAGAGGCAACAGGCGTTTCTCAGAAGAAGATTAAGGAGATTGTTGACGCTCTTGAAGTAGCGGTTAAGACTACAGTTTCCGAAGGCGAGAATTTCAAGGCTCTTGACATTTCTTATTCTCTTGTAGATGTAGAAGCTGCTGAGAAGAGGAATCCTAAGACTGGTGAGAAGGTAATGTCTCCTGCTCATAAGAAGGTAAAGGCAAAGCTGTCCGCTGATTTTAAGAGAATTGGTCGATAAAGATAAGGGGTGCTAGTCGCCCCTAGATATTGCAGATTAGAGAAACGGTTATCTCATTTGGGTCATAGCCAAAAAATAACAGGTTCGACTCCTGTATCTGCCACCAGAGAGAACCAAGCAAGCCTCTCATTGAAGCTCAAAGCGCTTGGACTTCACCGCTACGCTACGTCACAGCGTTATAGATAGTTTACCCTAGAAGTTTCTAGGGTAATATGGACGACCTTGTAGTAGACCTTTTGGTGATGGTGCAAATCCATTGTTGTCCACCGAATTTAATAAATTTCTATGATTTTAGGTCATAGCTTAATTAATCTTGATTTAAGGGTGATTTATTTGAGTAATAAAGTAGAAACAAAAACATATGTATTTAACTCTGATGAGTACGAAGCTATAATTTATAATAAGCTTACAGATGAGATAGTTGATATCCCAGAAAACAAAAAGGATGTATTAGACAAGATAATATCGGTTGTTCAAAAATATAAATCCGATGAATCTGTAGATGTAATAAAAAAATTTAACTCTGATAGTACATTTACTAAAAACTTCTCCATGAACGGACATTTATTTAGAATATTATTAAATCCTTCAGAAGTATCGGTTCTTATGTTTATTTCAGATTACATCAGTTGTGGAGATTGCGTTTTGAGAACATCTGGTAATTTAAGAGGAAATATAATTACTGTTAATCAACTAGCAAAAGATTATGATATGTCAGTACCTCATTTTAGAAAAATAATGTCGGCACTGCATCGCAAGCAAGTGATAATTTATCATAATGCCAATACTATTCATGATTTCAACGGAAAAATAATTTCTAGTAGATGTATAACCTTCAACCCATATATTATATTTAAAGGTCAGAATCTAAATTCTGAAATAAGAGATATATATTCTAAATCTGTTTGGGCTAGTATAATCAAAGACAATATAGAGGTTAATCTTCAAAAATAGTTCTAAGATAACAGAGGTATCTCATAGCTTAAAATACAGCCTTTTTGTTTATTTTTATTGTATAACCTTGCATAAAAAGTTGTACGATTTTTCGTACAAGATTGGCAAAAGTTGTACGAAAAATCGTACAAGTTAAAATTTAATTTATTTTTATTAAGTTTTATACAGTTGGAGGTATTTTTTATGTCTTATGTAAAATCAGATATAAGAATGGTATATAAAAGTAGTATAGCAAAGAAGCTGTTGAGATTAGGTTATCAGATAGTTGATGTCTTTCCTCAGAAGAACCTTGATGGAACAACAGATTGTAGCAGAACTGCGTTTGCATTTATGAATGCAGATGGATTGGATGAAAAGATAAAACTATTTGCTTACGGTCAGGATAACGATACATCGAAATAACAATATTTTTGATTAAAATATATCGTCCAAATATGGTGATGACATTAAAAGCTTCTATAAGGGTTATGGTTTTAGTATGTGACAATTTTGTACTTATCCCTAAACAAAAGCAAAATTGACACCCTTTGGGTCATATTGATTCAATATATATTTTTTTATTTTTGAGGTGTTTTTATGGAAAGTTTAATGAATTTTTTTGATGATGATTTTATGAGAATTTTTGACAAGCCTGTTGTAAGATACAATTCTGCAAAGACTAAGGATATGTCTCCTATGTCTTGGCATAAGACTGACAAGGGTTATAAGTGTGCTTGCAGAAGTGTAGGTGTCGCACCTGATGATGTACACGTTACTATAACAAGTAATAGTATCAAGGTTAAGGGCGAAACAAAGTGTGATGGTGAAACCTATTCTATTGATTATGAGTGTTCTGTTGCAAAGGACGTAATTAACAACATAGAAAAGGTTGAATATAAGTCTCTCAATGGTATGACTTATATTTATATTACAGTGAAGAAGCCTGTAGAAAACACCATCAAGGTTACAAGAATTTAATTAAGATAATTAGAGGCTCATTCTTTTTAGGGTGAGCCTTTATTATATATTTATCCACATAATAACATTATATAATCATATAATTATATGGTGATTAGTATGTTAGTAAAAACAGCAACAGGAACAGAGGGCGAGTTCAATGCCGCTTCCAACGGTAAGGCTAATGCAGGATTAACTCTTGGTATGTAATAATGCCTGTTAAATCTTATCCATTTCGTCAATGGGGTATCTTTTAGATGCTAACGGTGAAGTCCTATATTAAATGTACCAACTTATAGGATAATACCGTGTCATACATTACTTTTAGTAATGGGCGATGTATCGACTATCTCCGCATCGGGAGAGTAGGACGTTTATTGACACAACGTTCGAAACAGATTTTCCTAGTATTCTAGGTAAGATATAGTCAGTGCTTATAGTAATATAAGAATAAACGATTATTGGTACAGCTTTAGGTGCTCTTGCAGGTGGTGCTCTTAACGGTAATGGTCTGCTCGGTGGAAATACTAATGCAGCTAACGTTACTGAGAAAGAGTATTACAACAATACCATCTCTGATATGAAGGAGTTCTTCAACTATGCACAGGGAGTTTCTGATAGAATTTGTGCTCTTGAACAGAGAGTAGCTATTGACGAGACTTCTATTGCTAAGAACTTTGAGATTGAGCAGATGCGTTCTTACTATGAGGGCAAACTTATTGACCAGCAATTCGGTTGTGTTGATACTAGATTCAACACTAACGATGTTCTTACTGATTATAAGATTAAGGCGGCTACTTGTGACTTTGTTAAGGCAAACAAGTTCCTTGCTCCTAGTCAGCTTGCAGACCCTTACACTGGTTCTACTCTGCTTCTTGGTAGCAGACAGGTATATCCTTACACTGTAAACGGTTATTGTGGGTATAACACTTACAATGACGGTTGTGGCTGCGGTTGTGGATATAACAACTTCTAATTATTTACATTATAGACATTATACACTTCTTTAATCGTGGAAGTGATATAATGGCTTTAAGTCCTCAAAATCCGTTAATTTCTGGGTACAACGTTTCTAAAACTCCGTTGCCACAAGTTTCTCCACAAGAGTGGGAATATGTTCAGCAATTAAAGAGAACAGGATATGACCCTAATCAATTGCAACAAGTACAGCAGCAAATGCAGCAAATAGTATCTGACCCCTATGTAGAATTTGAAAACGAATTTTCTAGGTGTTCCCCTACAATACAAAACAAAATATTAAATGATAGCGAATTTAAGGCAGCTATGGCTGAGTGTGATAAACAAATACAACATGCCATAGAACAGATTATACGCCCACAAGTATTACAAACAAAAGAGGGTTCTATGTCTTTTGAAAGATTGCTTGCTACTTTTAGAAATATAAGAGACAAGTTTTCAGAAGAAGAAACTCAAAATCTTGCTAAAATACAACAATTAATGCAAGATGATGTAATACAGAAACGATTACTAGAGCTTAGTAAGGCAGAGGGTGTAAATAATAATGATAAGTGATAAAGAAATTGCAAGACAAATTCTTGAACGAGAAGTTATGAAAATTTATAATCAACTTCCCACTATTGGAAATAAGATAGGTATGAATGTTACACCTATTCTTAGTATGTTTGAAAACAAGATATTGGGATATGCAGATATTGGAATAGAAACTGCATTAACATGGCTGTTTGGTACAGATGGAAATGTAGACGAAGCCGCTGATATCGCAAAAATGATGGTAAATGATAAAATAGAAGAATATAGAAAGAAAGTAAAAGAACAGAAAGAATCGTTGAAATAATATTACATTTTAGGATATAACTTTAACAAGAGGTAATAAATATGCCTTATCCTACTGTAGTAGTAACTAGTTCTACCCTTACCACATCTGATGATGTTTTAATGACAGCAACTCCCGCAGATGGTATTGAAAATAGAAGATACCCTAGACGGTTTTATAATTTCAATATGATTATAAATAATCCTTTTGCGGTTTCAGAGTATAATGCTAGACTTATACTTACTGATAATAACAGCACTAATATCTATTCATTAATTGACAGACTTAACAAGCCTGTGACTGCTGTTGAATTGCAGGGTTATGCTTCTAATCGCAGATGTATAGCTTGTCAGTTTGACAGCGTATATAATACGATTAGAATTCTTAGTTGTATGTGTCCTGCCGATAGGTATATAGATGAATGGGTAGACCCATCAACATCTAAAGACCCTATACAGGTTGCTGCTAAGACTAATGGTGGCTGATTATGGTATTAAATAGTGTACAGAATAATTGCGGTGCTAATGGTAACAGATGTGCCGTTTGCAATTATAAATTTATTTGTAGTAAATCTCCTTATTGTACAACCGCGCATATAGGAGACAACTTTGATAATCTTGCCAAATTTATAAGTGCCTTTTACAAAGATTATCAAACAAGTGCTGAAAACCAAAAAGCAGTTGAGGTTCAGTTACAGCAAACTTCTTCTGCACAAGAAATTAAAATTTCGGAATTAAAAACAGAATTAGATACTTGCTATACTGAATTGAATACCAAACTAGATAAAATCTTACAGACTTTGACTACTAAAGATGTTAATAGTTCTCTTTCAGAAAACGAAACAAATAATTCAGAAGTTGAAGTTTTAAGTAAAAATGAATTGGAAGTTTATGACCCCAATGCCGAACATTATGTTGAAAAGAAAAACATATTTGGTAAAACAAAATGGGTTAAAGAAAAGTAATATTGTTACATTATAGACATCTTTGAACGTTCTGTGAAGAACGCTGAACGGCGTCTGTAATATTTATAAATTTTTGAAAGGGTGACTTTGATTGATGACTTTGGTGTACAAAGCAATTTATGTAAGAACTAGTATGGTAGGTGATACTATATGAGATATTCTAAGGAAGAATATTTTTCTTGTTATTCACCTAATTTAAAAGAGTATTTAGAACTTAATGGCTTTTCTGTCAAAACAAGTTTTATTCATGTTAGAGAAAATAAGACTTGTTGGATATTTGAAAGAACTCCTGATTTAGCGGTGTTCTTAGAGCAATGGACGAGAAATAAAAACAATATCCAAAAATGACTTGACAAATCTTTGAGTTTATGATATAATAAGATTGGGATATAAAAATATGTTAAATCCTAATATGAGGAAATTAATCATGCACATTATAAAAATCTTACGCTCGGTTGGAATTGGAGCGGTAATCACATTTGTGTTGGCTAGTATAGTATATTATGCTAGTTGCTATTTACCTAACGAAGAATTGATTTTAACATCTAATGATAAGTTCTTGCTTACACTGGTGTTAATAGGAATATTAATATTAACAATAATTTTGATATTATTGTTAGGGAAAGTAGAAAAATTGGAGCGGTTTATTAGAGATATCTATAATGATATTTGTGATATTGAGGACAATAATAGTCGTAGCCATATGACAACTCAAAATATGATTATGAAATTGTATAAGAAACTCGGTGAGATGAACATTGAAAAGAAATAGCTTATCTAATCGCAGTTTGAAATGGATTGCCAGATATTCTCTTGAAAACAACTTGTGTAGAGAAAATGTGACATCTATGTGTGAAACTATTTTTGATATTAAGTTGTTTTCTGTTGGTAAATACAATGGGGAAGATGCTTTGTATGTGACACACAATACAAAATCATATATTGCATATATATCTAAAGATAATGTATGTATCGAACTTTTAGAAAATAATATCAATAACAATGGGTATCACAAACTTGACAAGTTTTTTGTGGGAGATAATTGTTGGTATGACCTGTTGTATTGGATAAGTAATAGAGGAAATTTTTAATGTCATTTTTACCAAGTTTACTTTTATATAATCCTTTAGAAGCGTTTATTATTTTATTGTTCTGTAATGTATGTAGTGGAACAAAGACAAAGACTAGAATCATACTTGATTCCTACATATTAGGTACTTTGAATTTTGTAGTTCAATACCCTAATATGCTCCTTGAAAACCCTATGTGGCAGTTAGTATATAATATATTTGTGGTATTGATAGTTATGCCAATAATTGTGTATTTGTATTGCCATAACAAATTTAAATTTTCCTATAGAATATGTACAGCCGCAAATTTATTTATATTGTCAACGGGTATGATAGTTGCGTGGTTTTCAAATACATTTATCACAACTGTTATTACTAATGAATTTGAAAACGGCTGTTATGAAATGATATTTAACTTAGTATTAAGAGCTTTTGAATTGCTGTTAATACTTATATTATACAAAGGGAAGTGCTTATATGAAAAAGTTTCTCAAAAAGATGGCTGAGAAATCTGTAGAACAGGCGTTTACAGCTATGAACTCTTATCAGCCTAAAGTACCGAGTAAGGTAGCAAAGGCTATTGCTGAAAAGCAGTAAGTCTTTTATTTGAGAAGGCGAGAACACTCATCACTTCGGTGATGAGGTGAATCGCCGCTAAAAAGTGAGGTGAGGATAGTGGAGAAAGCCTATAAGTACAGGATTTACCCAAATAGAAAACAAAAAGAGATAATAGCAAAAACATTTGGCTGTTGTAGATTTGTATATAATACATATCTTGCAAAGAGAATTAAAACATATGAAGAATCAAAAGAATCTTTTTCATATGTGCAGTGTGCGAACGATATGAAAAATCTTAAAGCAGAATTGCAATGGCTTAAAGAAGTTGACTCCACTGCTCTTCAATCTTCACTTAGAGATTTGGATAATGCTTATCAAAAGTTTTTCAAAGAACACAGTGGTTTTCCTAAATTCAAATCCAAGAAAACACATAGATATTCTTATAAATCAAAATGTACTAATGAAAATATTCAGTATTGTAATAAACACATTAAGTTGCCTAAACTCGGAATGGTAAAGACGAAAAATAAGTTAATACCACAAGGCAGAATACTTAATGCAACTGTTTCACAAGAGCCAAGCGGAAAGTATTATGTGTCGCTTTGTTGTACTGATGTCGGGGTAAAACCATTAGAGAAAACTGGTGGTATGATAGGTTTGGATTTAGGTATTAAAGAGTTTTGTATTACAAGCAATGGAGAGATGATAGAAAATCCTAGATATCTCAAAAAGTCTTTGAATAAACTTGTCAAGTTACAAAGAGAATTATCTCGAAAATCAAAAGGTGGTTCTAATCGTAATAAAGCAAGAATTAAAGTTGCAAGACAATTTGAGAAGATTGCAAATCAAAGAAGGGACTTCTTACAAAAATTATCTACTCAATTAATCAAAGATAATGATGTAATCTGTATTGAAGATTTGCAAATAAAAAATATGATTAAGAATCATAAACTTGCACAGGCAATATCAGATGTGTCGTGGTTTGAATTTGTAAGACAACTTGAATACAAAGCAAATTGGTATGGTAAGCAAGTTATTAAAGTAGATAAATTCTTTGCAAGCTCTCAGACTTGTAACGTATGTGGTTATGTAAACAAGGAAACAAAAGACCTGTCTGTAAGAGAATGGGATTGTCCTTGTTGTAATACACATCACGACAGAGATGTAAACGCAGCTATAAATATTCTTAATGAAGGATTGAGGTTGCTCGAAGTAGCATAGTAATTATAAATAAGAACGGTTGGGACAATCGGGATAGCTTGGTAAATATCTTTTTAATAGAAAAGAGTTCCCAAGAATCACATGGCTTTAATCATGTGAGGTTCAATATAGACATTGTAGACTAAAAAGGGAGAGGGGCTTAACACCCCTCTTTTTACTTTGATTTTAGGAATGTTTTTAATGGACATTTTTACTTATATAGAAAACAAGTCTAAAGATATTGCAAAGAAAATAGGTAAAGGAGAGGGCGAGGAAGATATAGAAATATATGAGTATTCTATATTTCTTATACTTTCTCAACTTTTGACTAATGGTACTGGTATTATTATATCTTTGCTTTTGGGAATTTTCTTGCCTTATGTTGTTTGCGTTATTACTTATATGATATTGCGTTCGTTTGCGGGAGGATATCATTGTAAAACATTTAAGCAATGTTATTTTACTTCTAATATATTATATTTACTTTTGGTAGGATTAGGTTTGACGTTTAGCTATAGTCCATGGTTACTCTTAGGAATTGCGTTAATTCCGTCTGTAGGGATTATTCCTTTATGTCCTAAGCCTAGTGAATATAGTCTTAGTCAGGGCAAAGTTAGAGACAAACGATTCCGCATTAAGTATATAATAGCACTTGCAGTATCAACTGCAATAGTGGTAGGCTTGATTATTTTAGGATATCCTGTTTACGCCAATATGATTGCGTGTGGTATGATTGGAACAGTGATTATGGTAACAGATTGCTGTTCTAGTATAATATCACAGATTTGGAAACTTATAGATGGCGAGTGATGCCTTATGGTAATCCAAACTTCTGATTTAATGTCTTTTTTAAATTCTGATTTAGTAAGCGGACTGGCTAATGTTAGTCAGTTCTATAACGTATATCAGTCTACAAAAGCTGGTACTTATGCTCAATTAAATCATGATATAGAATTGCAAACAAATCATATAGAAGAACAATTAAATAAACAAACAAATGAAATATTAAGTAAAACTTTGGAAGCACTAAATATTAGTATAGAACAGAATAAGACTATTATACAACAAAATGAAGATATAATCAGATTGTTGGGTGGTAAGAATGATAATTAATAGTTCTAATCTGAACACATTGACAGACCTTACTACCACTAGTCTTAGTGTTGCAATACTAAATATAAATCTAAAGAATTTCGAAATAAATAAAAAGATATTGGCAATAGAAGAAAGTGACAAAAGTAATGAATTGTTGAAAGAGACAATTCATTTATTAAAAGAAATACAGCAAGGTCAGCAAACAATTATAGACATATTGACATCTTCACAACCTAATAAATAGGTGATTATTATGTCTATGGAACGGAAAATGACTAAGTATATGCTTGATGAAATCGAAATGGCAGAACATTATATTAGAATGGCAAAATCTTGTAAAGACCAGACTGTAGCTACTAAGTTACATGAAATGTCTAAAGACGAATTACGTCATTATGATTTCTTGCATACTCAATTGGAGAAAATGCACAATGAGAGATTAGCGGCTGGAGAAAGTGCCGAGAGCGTATACAAAGATTCTTATGATATATTTGAGGAAATGTATCATCATTGGGAAGAGAAAGTCGCATATGAAGTGAATACGTTTGTATTCAAGAAATGATTATGCGTTATATACGAGCCTTTGCAATAGCGAGGGCTTGCATATGACAAATCGTCATAAGTAATTAGAAGGGGAATTTATACTATGAAAAAGTATAGAAGACAGGTAGACGAGTCAGAAGAAGAGCTTCTGTACAGGGTCTGCGAAGATAAGGCTAATGGTCTTATAGGAACTTGGCAGGAGTGTGCTGATATTCTTAATAAGCTTTTAGGATATGAATACACAGAATCTAAATACCGTAAGACATATGCCGCATTTAAGAAAATGTTTGAAGCTAACAAGAATAGAATTGTTGGTGATTCTTCTGTTTTAGAAGAAATGAATGAAAAGAAGAGAGAGCTTGAACAGGCAAAAATACAGTTTAGAGATGAACGTAATGCTTGGAATAGGCAGAATTATGTTGCCGCTAGAGTAAATCAAAAGCTTGATTATCTTGAACAGAAGCTTTCTGAGATTGGTAGAGTGCAGTTTTCTGTAACAGACAGAACTTGGGAAGAACTTTCGATGCCTTTTGCAGATGAGGTTAGAAATACTAGTGACAACGATTTATTAGTAATGCTTTCTGATACTCATTTTGGACAGACTTTTGATAGTGCGTTTGGCATTTATAACACGACAGTTGCGGCAGAAAGACTAAATAAATATTTAAGTAAGATTGTTAAAATTCAAAAGTTACATAATGCTGAAAATATATATGTAAGTTTGTGCGGAGATTTGATATCTGGTTCGATACACCGTAGTATTCAAGTTACCAATAGAGAAAACGTTATACAGCAAGTTAAAATAGCAACAGAGCTTATTAGTTCTTTTTGTTATGAGCTTACTAAAGTAGCAAAAAATGTTTACTTTACAAGTGTTTCAGGCAACCATTCAAGAATCGAGCCTGATAAGAATTTGGCTCTGCATGATGAAAGGCTTGATGATTTAGTATCTTGGGCTGTTGGTAACTCTCTTTCTCATATAGAGAATTTCCATATGGCAGATGACAACCTTGATACTGGAATATCTCAACTTACTATCAGAGGAAACAAATACATAAGCGTTCATGGGGACTATGATTCTATGTCAAAATCTTCTATTGCTAGTCTGATTATGATGATAGGATATAAGCCATATGCTGTTTGCATGGGACATAGACATTATCCTGCTTTTAGTGATGAAAGTGGAATTCGTGTAGTACAGGGTGGCTCACTTGCCGGAAGCGGAGATTCTCATACTATTGAAAGAAGACTGTCTGGTAAACCATCTCAAACAGTTTGTGTATGCAATTCTGATGGTATAGAGTGTGTATATCCTGTTATGTTGTAAAGGTCGTGAGTAAATGGCTAGACAAACAATAAAAAGTGATGAGCCATTAAAGTTGGCTTGTATATGTTGCGGTGCAAAAAATCAAGCTAACTTTTATGTTACTCAGGATAAAATGCACAAAACATTTGGTAAAATACCATATTGTAAAGATTGTGTTAAAAATGTAATATATCCTAACTATTTAAAAAAGTTTAAATCTCCTAATCTAGCTATATACTATATGTGCAGAAAAATAGATGTACCGTATAATCATACTGCATACCAAGGTGCTTTGGAAACAATTAAAAACCCAAAATCTACTATGTATGGCGATGATTATTTGGTACAGGCTTATATGCAAAATATAGCCTTTGCTAACAATAATGGTTGGGGAAATACTTTTGATGATAGTCAAGGTGAAGATAAGATAGATGGAATTGTTTCTTTTGCTGAAATAACTAAAGTAAAGAGGCAACCTAAAAATAAAGAAATAGATACTGATAAATATGAGATTATTGAATATGACACCGATGAACTTATTCAAAAGTGGGGTAATTTCAGTAATGAAGATTTAGCATATCTTGAAACTGAATACCTTGATTGGTCTGATAAACTCAATGGTATAACAGAAAAGTCAATAGATATTATGGTAAAAGAAGTTTGTTTACAGTGTTTAGATATTCGTAAGGATAGAGAAAACTCTGAGGCTGTAGACAAGAAAGTAAAAACTTTGCAGGATTTGTTAAAGACAAGCGGATTAATTGAATTGCAAAACGATGAAGCTGAAACAAAGAGTGTAGGTGTTACCATAAAGGATATTGAAGACCATAGACCTATTAAGACTGTTGATGAAGAACTTTCTGATGTTGATAATATTAGAATGATTATTGTGGCGTTTGCAGGAAATCTTTTTAGGGCTTTAGGCAGAGAAAATGCTTATACTAAAAAATTTGATGAACTGTATGACAAATACAGTATAGATATAATTAATGACCTTAAAGAACTTAATGCAGAAGCCAAAATCAATAAAGAGATAAACGAAACAGGTGATTCTGATGGAAACACCGAAGAATAAGATAATTATTAAAAGAAGAAAAGACCAAAAAAATGTAAGTAAAACTCAAAGATTTGCAAATAACTGTGAAGCATGGGTGGCTTATTGGAGAGCCAATCCACATAGATATATAACAGAATATTTAGGATTAAGACTTTATGATTTTCAGAAAGTCTTAATTTGTATAATGAACTTTTTCCCTAATTTTATAAACGTAGCTAGTAGAGGATTAGCTCCAGTATCAATATAAAGTAAATATCTTTATATTGGTGATTGGCTGCTTAATTAGAAATAATTAAGTATAATTGGACAAAATCGGTAGACACCTAACCGAGTAATGTCGAAGGTAATACCGAGGTAAGGTAAATAATGTAAAAGGTATTTGCACACCGTAACGCATAGATAGTGACGAATAGAATAATCTATCCACGAGTGTCCGACATCTTAGTATTAAGTTAAAGATGATGATATATGCTGAACTTATAGGAAACTATAAGAGTTGCAGGATAAAAAACCTGCAAGGTAACAATTTGAAATCAACACTAGCTCTTTTATTTGCATTACAGCGTTGTGGATTATATCCTAACCAAAAAGTAGTTGTAGTTGCACCTACAAAGGGACAGAGTTCTAGGTTTGTAAAAAAAGTTCAAGATTTTATGAGAATAAGTCCTAATCTTAGGGCTGAAATAGAAGATGTAAAAATAGGTCAAAATGAGAGTAGAATATTGTTTCATAATGGCTCTGAAATTATTACAGTGCCATATAACGAAAATGCACTTGGTGAATTATGCGCCTGATTATATAGTGATATATAATTGAAATCGGAGAAAAAGCTGGAAGGCTGAAATGCTAATCAGAGCGGAAGTTAATAACCAAAAAGATTAACACGCACAGAGCGTAGAGTTTGAAACTACTAGTTAGAATATAATAACTCCAAGAGTCTCCGACATCTCACAGAGATGAAAAGGTACGCCGAACTTGCGGGAATAAAACCGTAAGAACCATAAGATAAAAAACTTATGGGGTAACAAAGTGGCAAGATGTAACATTCTTATAGTTGATGAGTTTGTAAGAACAGACAAAGAAATAATTCAGAGAGTATTTGTTCCGTTCTTAACAAGTATTCGTACTCCCGAATATAGAGATTTGACAATAAAAGAAAGAGAAGCTTTACCAGAAGAACCTAATAGACAAGTCTATCTTAGTTCTATTAGAGGTGCTGATGAGTGGTCTTATCAATACTTCTTAGATTATGTTAAATATATGGAAGAAGCAAATAAAAATTATTTTACGGTTGCTCTTCCATATCAACTTGGTGTAAAAAATAAATATATTTCTAGGTCTATTGTTGAACAATCGTTTAGAGATAATCCAGAGTCAAGAGATATTATCGCAGCCGAAACAAAACTCGGCTTTTGCAAAGTGATTTGCATTTATAACCCTTTTAATTGCGTGAAACCCCTAAAGTCATATTAACCACAACGTAATGATGAAATAAGCATAAGCGTGATGGTTACGAAAGTAGAAAAAATAATATGAATGATATATGGTTAAATCCTAAGTATTTTTTGTAATGGGCAATACGCAGGCAAGATTCGAATAGAATAAGCTTCAACGACTATTTCGAAAGAAAGTACATTGCAAGCTGTTGGCAGTGGAAATGGAGGGCATCTTATTAATTAAGATGGTGATATAGTCTGAACACTTTTGAGAGAAAGTGGCATTTTTGCGCATAGGTGTAGCGAACCTATGTAAACGTATATAATTTGAGTATTTATGTCTCCCTGAAAGAAGTAATAATAACGCTTTTTATAAATATAGAGAATTAGAAAAGCGTAGAGATAACGATAGAGCCATGGTTTGTATGAGCGATGAAGAGTATATCGCTTATAAGGATAATAAGTCCAAATTCCCATTTTGGCAAGAAAAGCTGCCTAATGAAATTAGACTTCTTTGTATGGATATAGCTCTTGTAGAAAGTAAAGCAAACGATAATACTGCATTTTGGATAATGAGATTAATTCCTGATAGCGGTGGATATAAACGTATATTGTCTTATGCCGAAAGCTGTCATGGACAAAACTCTCTTATACAGGCTAAACGACTAAAACAATTATTTTACGAATTTGATTGTGACTATGCTGTTGTTGATGGACAGGGTGTAGGTCAAGGCGTACTCGATATTTGCACTACAGAAACATATGATGAGGGCAGAGATGTTACCTATCCTGCATGGACAGCGATGAATTATGATGAAGTTAAGTCTAACAGAGTCATAAGTCCTAACGCTGTTCCTGTTGTTTATAGTGTTAGTACTAGTGCGAAGGACAAGAGTAGAATGCTTGTTCATTCCAGAGATATCATAGACACAAATAAAATATCATTCTTGGTAGATTCTCAGGATGCTATGGATTATCTTAATAAAACATATCAATTCTACAAGATTGAAGACCAGGATTTGAGAAGAAGAATTTTAAATCCTTATGTTCAAACAACCGCTTTTGTTAATGAAGCGGTAAACCTTGAAAGAGTAGTTGTTAGCGGATATATTTCCGCCAAAGAAAAATCGGGTAGACGTAAGGATAGAGTAATGAGCTTAGTGTACGGATTGGATTATGCTAAATCATTAGAAGATGCTTTGGTTCAACCGCAACAACTTGACTGGTTGAGTTATATAATGTCATATTAATGGAGGTGATTTTTGTTGACTGAAAATACAGAAATGTTGACCGAGGAACAGGTTAATCAAGTATTAAACGCTTGGGACTTTTTAGAGTTTAGTAATTCTTATAGGTCTTCATATTATAACAGAGGGTTGCTTACTCCTGATGCTGTAAACGCACAGATGAAAAATATAACCATGAACCCTATGGAAGCTACACTTGATGGTATAGAAAAGGCTCTTGCAAATCCTAAATCAAGCGAAGATGTTCTTATGTCATATTCTGAAAGTTTAGAAAATCAGAATATGTATTATAAGCGTATGCTTAGATATCTTCCAGATATGGCTTGCTTTAATTTGGTGTTTGACCCTATTAATGCCTATACTGATGAAGATATGAATAGCAAAGAAATGAAAGAGGATTTGCAAATACTTGACGATTTCATATCACGCTTTGACTTTAAGCAAGAGTTTCAGCTTGTTTTAAGACAAATGTTTAGGCAAGGAGTGTATTATGGTGTTCTTAGGTCTGATGGCGAAAGATATACTCTTCAAGAATTACCTCCTAAATTCTGCAAGATAACTGGTCGTTTTTCTCATGGTCTTTTATTCGACTATGATATGAATTGGTTTTTTGGAAACTATGGTGTAGACATCAATATGTACCCAAAGATTTTCAAGAAAATGTATAGAGATGTGTTTGAGAAGATTACTACACAATATAAGCCTAGTAAACCAGCAGAATATAGGAATACTAGCTTTGTGTATTGGCATCAAACATCTCCTGATGATGGATTTTGGTGTTTCAAACCTAGTCCAGAAATAGCTACCATAATTCCTTATTTTTCTCCGCTGTTTCCCAACATTAGTACAGCAGGAGTTGTAAGAAAACTACAAGTAGATAAATATTTTATTGAAGCCTCTAAACTATTAGTAGGTATTATAGGGTTTAATAAAGACACTAAAAGCGGACAGGTTCAGAATCAAATTAATATGACCCCCGATATGCTTGGTAAATTCTTAGGAGTTGCCAGACAAGGTTTAAGCAAACAGATAGGGCTTGTGGCATTACCACTCGATGATATTAAAGCGGTACAGTTTGATACTAGTGACACCAACATAGAAAACGATGCTAATAGAAATGTTGCAGAACAGGGCGTAGCTTCGGCTGATGTTATGTTGTCTAATACTAAATTAAACTCGCATCAGTCTAAATTGGCTTCTGCTGTAGATGTTAATATATTATATTCGTTATATCCTATGTTTGAAAACTTTGTGGAATATTTCGTAAATAAAAAGACTAAAACATATAAGTTTAGAATTAAATTTCATGATGTTGATTTGCCTGATTATAAAAACGAAAGAATGTCAAGATTTAAAGATTTTGCTCAAATGGGATTGGTTGACGTTCAGCAAGCTGCAAGAGCAGTTGATATGACTGCATTTGAATTAACCAGAAGCTTGTCTCTTACCAAAGCCTTAGGTCTAAAAGACAAGGTTATGGTTCTTTTAGACGAAGCAACCTCTGACAATACTAAAAAAGCAGGGGGAACAGGTGTAGGTGGCAAAGTTGGTAGACCACCTAACCCTATGAGTGATAATGATAACACAGAAGCTTCTTGGGATAGAGGCTCTAATGAGTTAAAGGATTAGGCGGTGATTAAATAATGGGATTGATTTCAGAAGAATTAAATAATATGTTGAATGATGTTCTAGCTAAATGTTTTGCTCTTAATAGGCTTTTAGATAGAGATATGAGTTTATTAAGTGTTAAATTCAAGATGGCTAGAACCGCCGAAATATTACATCCAGCATTGGCTCATGCTTATTTGGGTGATGAATTTGCGGACAGTATTTCGGGATATCAAGCGAGTAGAGATATGCTTACAATCTATGGGGCTACTCCTATAGGAGATAAAGATTATAACACTCCACTTGATTTAATTGTAGACTATTATAATGAAAATCTTGAACTTCAAGAAATGATTTATGACACCGTTGATAAAGCTATCGAGGTAGGAGATTATACCACAAAAGTCTTTCTTGATGGTTTACTTTCTAGGTTATCCAAGTATACCGCACTTTCTATTACATTAGTAGATTTATTCACTGATTATGGTAGCGAACCTTATAAGTTACAGCTGCTTGATTCGGTGATAGATAAATATGTTACGGTTTAGTGGGGTGAAATGGTATGACATATAAAATTTTAACACTGATTAAAGAAGAGAAAAATCGTACATTATGGTCTCCTTTAATGGATAAAGTTGTTGATAGTCAGGGTGCTGTGACTTATGTAGAGTATTCTACAGACAGTGAAGACGAACTGGAAACAAAATTATTAGAGGTAATCAAAGTTTCAGGTACTAAATCAATTAGGGTAATATCTGACGTAGACTATGATTTGGATATTATCTTCAACAATGCTCCGTAAGGAAGTGGTGGTATGTTTATAACCAACATTGCGGAGTTTAACAACAAATATTTTTATATTTGTGATAAACAAAAATCAGATGAACTAATCAAAAATGGCTTTTGTCTTTTAGGAATAGAAGATGATGGCTATTATTATTTTAAAACAGAAAAACTTAATAAGTATCTTAGTAAACAGGAAGGGGTGAAATGTGTTGAGCATAGAACAGACTGTTAATTTTTCTGTCGATAGTGCAGAATTTGTAGATACTACTCAGTTTATAGACGATACTAACAAATCTCTCTTTAGAAAAATAAGAATAAGAGCCTTTGCTAGTGGAGAAAACGCTCATACACTTCCTGTTGATAAAGAAGTTATTGAGCGATGTGCTTATAGTGTTTATGATAAGCCTATTGTATGGAAATACAATAGGTGGCTTGATGATGCCGAGGGGCATGAACCCGATGAAGTTCCTGTGGGATTTATAAAAGAGAGTTCTGAAAACCCAGTGGTTTTTGAACAAGTTGATAATAGAGTTTTTATGACAGTAACAGCCCTTATATGGACAAAATACTGTGGTAGACTTATTGAAGTGTTTGAAAAAACTGGTGGTTTCAAAGATGTTAGTATTGAAATAAATACTAGATTAGAGGAGCAGGAATTTTGTGATAAGCCTTTGATAAAGGATTTTTGTGTACAAGGTATTACTATTTTAGGAGAAGCGGTTGCTCCTGCTGTAAAAGGTTGTGGGGCTACTCTGTTAGAGTTCTCCGAGGATAAATCTAAATATCTTGACAGCTTTGAATTTGCTGATGGGATTAAGATAGATAATAGTGCCGAAAGTGCTGTTAGCGGTGCGTGGAGTAATCCCCGTAGAAAGTTGTTTAATCCTATTGTTAAATCAAGTAACAAGAAGGCTTTACTCAAAGAAGCATATTTGATTGGTGATTTTAGTTCAGAAGAGCCAGAAATTACTAAGTTTAAATATCCACATCATGTTATTAGAGACGGCAAACTTGTTGTTCATAAAGATGGTGTGCAGGCGGCTTTCCAAAGAGCTTCTCAACAGGGCATTGTCCAAGGAAATGTTAAAGAACATTTACTTAAACATTATAGAGAATTAGGTTTAACTACTGAAAACTTTTCTGAATTTGGTATTTCGGAAAACGATTTCAGTTTATATTTTGCAGATTATATAAATCAGTCAGAAAGTGGGTGTGAACAGAGAATGGAAGATACAATCAAGAATAGTGAGGAAGTTGTAGAGAACTCTACAGAGGAAACTACACAGCCTATTGAAAATTCTGATGAAAATTTAGCAGAAGTAGACAATTGCGATGTATCACCTGTTGGTGTTGAAATGCAGGAAGATAACAAGGATACTAAGACAGAGGAAGTAGACAATTCAGAAACCGAGGAAGTTAAGAATTCTGAGGAAGCTGAAATTGAAAACTCTGACAAGTGTGATGGTGAAACTGCTGAAAAAATGTCTGACGATGAGCATGATGATGATAAGCAGGAAGATAATCATGACGATAAAGAAGAGAATATGAGCATTGAGACTGCTATGTCTAAGATTGCCGAAATGTCTGACACTATAGCTCGCTTAGAGGCTGATAAAAATGCTTATATGGCAAAGCTTGAAAGCATGAGCGACTATGAAGATTTAAAGAAATTCAAATGTGACACTGAGGAACGAATGGCTAGAGAAGCCGAGATGTCCCAGATGGAAAGTGTTATGTCTGAAATTACAGAAAAGGGTTTCTCTTTCTCAGAAGATGATAAGCAGAAGCTCATGTCTGAGTTTAAGAATTTTAGTTCTATTGATGCTTGGAAGAATTATGTCAAAGCACAGGTGTTTGATAGAGCAGATTCTACTGGTTTTGTAAGAATGGGTTTACCCGTACCTAATACTCAGCCTAGTGGCAGTATTTGGGATAGAATTTAATTTGAAAGGTGTGTTGAATAACATGGCATTACATAATGTTGTAATTAAAACTCGTGTAGCAGCTATGAACATTGATTCTTATAATAGAACTGCTGTTTGCACTAGTGATATTGATAATGGTTCTGTATTTAAGCTCGTTAAGAAGTCTACTACTGTTGGCGAGAGAGATGTTTGGGTGGCTGAACAGGCTGCTGCTACTGATAAGGGTCTTTGGATAGCTACTTCTCCTGAGGTTGTTATCACCAAGGTTGGAGACCTCGAAATGAAGAATATTATTGTTGACCCTAGATATTTTGTCAACAACGCTGGTCGTATGATTGATGCTACATTCCTCAACGTAGGTGACGAGATTGAGATTTATTCCGAGTCTATCAAGGATATTTCTACCAAGGATTATCTTGTTCCTGCTGCGGATAAGTTTGCTCTTGAAGCAGCAGATGCGGCTGGTACAGGTCTTTCTCTGCACAAGGTTGGCACAGATAATCTGCATATAGGTCAGGCTTCTATTGCTAAGACTCCTCTGCCTACTTACAAATATGTAGTAGAGATTAACTAATTTATAGAAAGGTGGAAATTAAATGAATAAGTTAGTATGTTTTTCTGAAAATCAGTCTGACGTAAAGATTGCGTTTGCTGATTATCTTAATCAGTACCTCTCTGATGTTGAGCATAGAGATGGTTACACTTATGACAAGTCTATTTCTTTCTCCGAGAAGGAGACTAAGGTAAATGCTCTTATTGGTAAGGAAGTTTCTAAGCTTGCTAATGTAGACTTTAGTGCTGCTAATGCTACTGCTATGGCTAATAACCCTATGGTTAAGTGGGCTTACTTTGCAGTTGTAAACTCTCTTATTGATATGATTATTCCTGATGTTCTTGATAAGAGTATTGGTATTTATACCGAGCAGAGGAATATCGGTTGGGGCGATAGTGCACAGTTTATTGTAGAGCCTAACGACCTGTTCTATATTTCTAAGGCTGGTAGAGACCAGAGAACTGTAAACTTCCAGAAGCAGTTTGAAGGTATGGCTACTGTTGTTCCTGAGAACAGAGCTATTTCCGTATCTGTAAGTCTTTATAAGGTAATGTGCGGTCTTGAAAGCATTGCTAAGTTTGTAACCAAGGCAATTCTTTCTCTGGAGGCTCAGATTACTAAGGAGTGCTTTACTGCATTTAACACTGCTATGCTTGACCTTCCTGCTACTGCAAACACTGGTCTTAAAGTAACTGGTTATTCTAAGAACGAGGCTATTCGTCTTGCACAGACTGTAACCGCTTATAACAATGGTGCAAAGGCTGTATTTATGGGTACTCAGCTTGCAGTTTCTAATATCCTGCCTGATGGCAACAACTATAGATACATGATTGACAGTGACTTCGTAAAGATGGGTTATATTCAGACTGCGTTTGGCTATGATACTCTTGTACTGCCACAGGTTGCAGATTGGACTTCTCCTTACAAGCTTGCTCTTGATGACAAGAAGATTTATGTAATCTCTCCGTCTTCTCAGAAGCCTGTTAAACTCGTTTACGAGGGCGATTCTTACAGCAATACCATTGAAGCATTTGATACTGCAAATCTTACTAATAGCACTACTATTAATAAGTCTTATGGTATCGCAATTGCTACCAACGCTATTGCTGGTCTTATTACACTGTCTTAATTGACGATATATTATTTTAGTACAGAGGAATAATATCCTCTGTACTAATTTATTATTTTGGATTGAAAGGGGGATTGCTGTATGCCTAGCACTACAAGCAAGAAAACGGAAATGACTCAGCCTAGTGAGTTAGATTTACTTAAACAGAAGAATGCAGAACTTGAAAACAAGTTAGATTTAATTCTGAATATGTTACAGGCTCAAAATAAGCCACAGGAAACTGTTGCTGAAGCTACTACTGTTGAAAAGTCACCTCTTACCATGAATATGGACAATGTAGAGGAGATACGTCCTGATAAACAGGTTAAAATTGTTTCTCTTTGCTATGGTACTCTAAATCTTAATGATGGTAGGAGTATTTTGCATTTTGATAAATTTGGTCAAACTAAAAGTTGTTTGTATTCTCGTTTAACTGATATTGTTAATAATGATAGTAGTTTTGCAGAGAATGGATTGTTCTACATTTGTGACCCTAGTGCGGTATATCATTTAGGACTTTCAGATGTTTATAGTAGATTATTTAATCTCGATGTGATTACACACATTTGTTCTCATTCTGACAAAGAGATTGAGGAGATTATCAATACTATGAATGATGTTCAGAAACAGGTTCTTGTACAGAATATTGTTTATAGAACAGCCAGTGGTGAAAATTTTGACCTTAATAAAGTAAATCTTATTAGTAAGCTTACAAAAATCAATATCAACGATGAATTAGCAGGATATAATGCTATACAGAAACTGATAGATGGTCGCAAGTAATCCATATTGAGAGGAGGTTAAGTATGTGAGTACTAATACAGAATTTAGTGAGATTTATCACATATTTTTAAACTCTATACAGGATTATCACTTAAAGAATTTATTTAGGGAAAATTTTGAACTTGGCGAAGATTTATTAGAAACATTTCTTATAAAGGCTATAGCCAAATTTCATAATTGTCCTAATATAGAAGATGTAGATACTGCCTCAAAAGAGTTTAATTTCACTCTTAGTATTAAAGAGAAAAATATCCTCTCTGAACTTATGGTTATTTCTTGGGTAGAATATAACATTAATGATATTGTCCAAATGGAATTAAATCTTAATGATAATGATTTTAAACATTATTCCGAAGAGAAGAATCTTAAAGAAAAAAGAGAATATGCGGATAAGCTAAGAGAAATAGCTTCTCAGGATATGACAGATTATGGTCTCGCAAACACTAATTTCAAACAGTGGGCGGTGGGTGACTATGGTTTGTAAGGATTATTTTAAAAATTTAAGCGAAGAAGAAATAGATAATTATTTTAACAAAATTATCGGAAAAATATTCGCATGCTTAAAAATATATGAAAAGTCTACAGATAATTATGAGCAGTTATCTACATATATTGAACATTTAATTCTTGAATTTCAAGGGTTTAATGATTTAATAGAGGCTGAAAATTTCATTTCTCTTGTGAGCACGTTAAATGGGATAAAAGAAAGTTTGTCTACAATTAATCACAAAGAGATGAAGTCTAATATATTCTATTGTATTGATGCTGTCAAGAAAGGGAGGAACATATGAAATACTATGACACGTTTATAAATAACACTCCCGAACCATATGATAGATGGCATGATGCTATGCAAGCATTAATTGATAAAACTTTTACCAATTCTTCTACATATCAGAAAAGTGGTATAGAGGAAGAAATTGCTTTTGGTACATTAGAGTTTAAACCTATTGTATGTAGAGTCACAACTCTTATAGATGCTACTACTGGACAAAGAGTAAATGACGACTATCGTAAAATTATATTTCCAGACATTAAACACTGTCCTGAACTAGGGACAAGATATAGGTTTGAAAATAATATTTGGATAGTTTATTCTTTGGAAAATATACTTACTGCAACTTCTAGTGTTTATGTAAGACGTTGTAATAACACTATAAACACAGAGGACAAATATGGGAATATTCATAGAGAGCCGTGTGTAATTGACTACAAGATTAACGAAACACAGTTGCAAAGAAGCACAGAAATGGAAGTAGCCAATAGTAGATTACAAGTTTTTTGTCAAGACAATATTTACAGCGATAGAGTTTCTATAAATAATAGATTTATATTTGGGTCTAGCGTTTATAAAATTCGTAGCCGTGGGGATTATGATTTAAGAGAAACATTTGATTCTGATTCTCAAAAGATTATAAACTTCTATATTGACCTTGATAATATATCTGATGATGATAGATTTGACTTAGGAATAGCTAATTATGTGGAGCGTAATTATACTGCCATTATTCCTACTGGCAATATAGAAAATGTCATAGGATTCACAGGAAAATTAAACGCACAAGTTTTACTTGACGGAGAAGAAACTGACGAGGAAGTAATTTGGGAGAGTACATCTCCTAGCATCGCCGAAATAAACTCATATACAGGCGAATTCAAACTGTTGAAGTTAGGTGAGTGTGGTTTTATAGCCACTATGGTAAATAAACCTGATGTAACCTCGGCAGTACAAGTCAAGGTTTCTGATGTGTTGCCTATGGTTTCTAAAGTAGTAATTAGTCCTGTTTCTAAGTTTGTTAAATTGAATACTAGACAAACGTTTAGTGTTTATGAATATGTAAATAATGTTGCCACAAATGCTACTTTCACATTTACCTTTAGTGGTGCGAATAGTAGATATTACAAAATCAGTGATATTGATGGCAACCATTTCACTGTGCTTAACCTAAGACCTACCGATGAGAATTTGGTAGTGTCTTGCGTTAGTGATACAAGTGATATTAGAATAACTGAATTTGAGATAGAATTAGGAGGGTTGGTATAATGCCGTATTATTCAGAATTATCTAGAATTGTAGATAATATAATCGGAGAAAAGATTTTGAGAAATCAGAATATATGTAAATTACTTTATTACTATCCCGAAAGCGGTTCTGATAGTATGGACGATTTCCCTGATTTAGATTATTCAGTATATTCTCAACCTGATATAAAGAATACAGACGTTCTTTTTTATAAAAATGTATTTCCTCTTCCTAAAATACCAGAAGCAGAAACCAAACAGCAAACATTTATTTTAGTAAATTTAAGTGGTGGCTATGATGTTGATGAAAATACTGGGTTTAGAAGAGTAAATATTTTGATAGATATTATTTCTCATTTAAAGTGTTGGAAAGTAAAAGAGGGATACCGCCCTTACCTTATTATGTCTGAAATAGACAAAATGCTCAATAACAAGATAACGGATTTGCCTATTACTGGTGCGCCGTATTCTCGTGGTTTTCAGCCAAGAGATTATAGCAACTATTTCTATGGTTTACAGATGATTTATGAAGTTAGTGTTAATAGCAACATTGACTGTGGTGGATTGCCTAAGAATCAAGATATTAATAGCAAACTTGTTTATCCTGTTGAAGAAATTAATAAAAATGCAGTCGAAATCCATAAAACATCTTATCTGCCTAGAAATTTTCATAGTAAGAATCAAACATGAATAAAGTAGAAACGCTCTCTTTGATGAGAGGTACACCTCAAAATATAACCAAATTTCTCACACTATATCAGCCTACATTGGGAGATATAGAGAAATTAGGTTATAGTAATTACAGAGCATATGTTAGCGTATTAACTTGTGGCAGAATAGAATACGCAGATATTTTATGGTGTGAAAATCAAGTTTGGTATGAAGATATAGAAAGCGATTGGACACTATTCCTTAGTATGGCTGTAGGTCAGAAAAAGGATTGTAAGTTGTATTTGAAAGAATATGATATTACAGTTGATGGCGTTCTGGTTTCTGATATATATAGAGATGCTTTAAACTTTTTCTTAGGTTTAACAGGCGAATATGTCTTGTCTGTTATCACTAGAGAAAACACACAACAGACTGTATTATATAATGTTAAAAATGAGAATGATGTTTATATCATAAACGAAGATAGTGTAGTATTTGCTGAAATGAGCTATAACCTTTTGTCTCAAATGCTGAGACAGATTAATTGGATTAATCAAGATTTTGATTTCTTAAAAGGTGGCAACAAAAGAGCAAAGAAATATATCTTAAAGCACGATTACGATGAACGTAAAATTCAAAGGAAACAATATATAACCTTTGATACTATAGTTTCATTTGTTGAGTGCCATTTGGGTAATCCTACGTCTGTGTGGGATTTGCCTGTTTATACACTGTATGATATGTATTTTAGGTATAACAAAATGAGTAATTACCAAGATACATTGAATAAATTAAATGCTGGTTGTATTGATACAAAGAAACACCCTATTAATTGGGAAAAGATTAATTGGGCTTCTAGTATTAATTAATCTAATGTTATGAATGGAGTTGAAAATTTATGGCTTTAGCTACACCTAAACAGTTCTCTATGCAGCAGGCATTCGAGATTCTTTTAAGAAAGCCTGTTGACAAGAGCATTATTGCATATCTTACTAACTGTAAGACAACTTCTCTTGAAAATACAATGGAATAAACTAGTTCCCTATATTAAGAAATTAGTATAGAAAACCCTTTGAATTGCTGGAAACTCTTAAAGCTATTTGTACTACAACGTGACTTGAAAATAGTGGGCGTGAATGTGGTGAAAGCAGAAAAAAACAAATAGATGGCACATGGTTAAATCCTAAATGCTTTATATAATAGATAATCAGCAGGAAAGCGATATGAAAATGTCGAATCTTCAACGACTATTCCGATTGGACGTGAAATTCGTCTATAGAAGTACGGCGCAAGTGCGTGGGTGAGAATCCCTTAAATGGAAGTGGAGGGTATCTTAATTTGGTGTTATAGATTAAGATTGTGATATAGTCTACTCTCATAAGAAATTATGAGGAATTTTTAAATTCGGTATCAAGTAACGAATGATGCTAAATATTAGGATGGTTTATCCCACGGGTAAATAATACTGCTCCAAATACTGATTAGTATTTGAAAACACTTTTAATTGCGGGAAACTCCTTAGAGACTAATATACCAAATTATTATAGTAATATAATAATGGCTTAGCTAACTACTAAGGTACGGTAAAAAGTATTGGTATTGGACAATCCGCAGCTAAGATTCTAATATAGAATAAAGTTCAACGACTATCTTTTTTAGCAATGGGTTAATTGCAATAAGAGTAGGGCGCAAGTGCGTAGGTGAGAACCCTTTAAATCGAAATGGAGTGCATACACAAAATGTATGAAGATATAGTCTCAACGTCTATAGAAATATAGAGCTGTTTTAAGAACGCAATAGATTAACGACCTATTGGAAGATACTGGGTGCAGGCAATGTGTACATAGGAGCAATGGCTGTCTCCCTGTAATTTTAAGGATTACAGAAAACTCTCTTAACTGCTGGAAGTTCTTAAAGACAATCAAACCACAACGTAATAAGAAATTATAAGCGTGATGGTGACGAAAGTAGAAAAAATTGATTGTATGGCATATGGTTAAATCCTAAGTGCTGTAAGAAAATAGATAATCAGCAAGTAAGAATATTGTATTTGAATAATATTAACTTTAATTTTTTAAATAAGAAAGGGATATTATGGTTAAGGAATTAAATTTATGTGGTTGCAATAAGAAGTATTTAATATATGATGATGGAAGAATTTATGATATAAAAGAGGAAAAATTTCGTCAACCTCGTGAAAATAAAAAGGGGTATGATAAGGTTTCTTTTTATATTGACGGGAAATATAAACGTCTTTTTGTGCATAGACTCGTTTTAATGACATTCAACCCTGTAGAGGGTATGGAAAATTTACAAGTTAATCACATTGACGGAAACAAAAAGAACAATCGGCTTGAAAACCTTGAATGGTGTACTCAAAAGGAGAATATTGAGCATGCTATCGCTCATGGTCTTTTTAAGAATTGTATAGGATATGGAGATAACTCTCATCATCATAAAATAACGCAAGAAACAGCAAACGCAATTAAGGCAGATTTATTAGCAGGAGATATGTCTATTAGAAAAATAGCTAGTAAATATGGTATTAGCCCTAGCACGGTTTGTCAGATAAAATCTGGTAAAACGTGGAGATAAATACAATGTTAAACTTCAACGACTATCCCATTGGGTGTGGAATTCACCATAAGGAGTAGGGCGCAATGTCAATAATGGCGCGGGTGAGAATCCCTTAAATCGAAATGGAGAGGTTCTTATATAAGAACGTGATATAGTCTATTCTTATAGGAAACTATAAGCTGTTATTATTTACGAGGATAATAACGGATATTGTCTGACGAACAATATTGAATAAAAGGCGGTTTTGCACACTCTCGTAGAGCTACTATGAATGTAACTGTTGCTACATTTAACACTGAGGTACTGGCTATTCAGAATGGTACTGAGGTTGTCACTGGTTCTACCCCTATTACATATTATGATGTAATTGAAGCGGGTAGTGATGACAAGTATAAAACCAAGTTTACTGCTACTGGTACTGCTGGTAATGAAATTAAGTTTGTTTATATTGTAGGTGCTGATGGTACTTATTCTAAGACATATGAGCAAGCTGCGGCTGCGACTGAGGGTAAGTTTGCTTACGACACTGGTACTAAGGAGATTACTTTTGGTACAGATGCTCCTGCCGCTGGTGACATGATTGCTTGTGCATATAGCTTCAAGTCTGATACTAATGCACAGACTATCACTGTAAACTCTGACGGTATTCCTCCGGTTGTTCTTGCTACCGCTTATGGTATTGCAAAGGACGTATGTACTGGTGAGTTGTTCCCTTGCGAGATTGAGGGTCAGGCACAGGTTGATGGTAACTGGAACTTTGATGTTTCTGCTGACGGTGAGCCTGTTGTACAGAACCTTGGTCTTGAATTTGTTAAGGGCTGTCTTGATAGGACTCTTTATACCTTTAAGGTATATACTGAGGACGAGACAACCTGATAATATTTTCAGATACAATAATGCAGACACTCTTTTAGGGGTGTCTGCATAAATATTGTTGGTGAACGTAATGACTTATAATCGCATTTGTAATAATTGTGGAGAAAAGTACTACGCTTGTAGTAATTGTATCAAGAAAAACTCTTGGAAGAACTTTTGTTGTTCCAGAGAATGCTATCGTCAAATGATAGCAAAAAGAGAAGAAAATTCTCCAATCGAATTGGAAGGAGGAAACGGTATGACTGTATTAAGAGCGGGATTGACTTCTGGTCTTACTATTAGTATTACTGGTTATGACCTTGAACTTGGAAAATTTGATTGTACAGATGGTAAAACCCGTACAATAGACGAGTTCGATTACTTTATCGTTCCTGTAGATGAGATGAAGAATCTTTCTGAACGACTTTATGATAAAGTAGAAAAACCGAAAAAGATTAACAAAAAGAACGAAGTTGCTGAGTCTGAAACATCCGACGAGTAACTTCGTCTTCTTTTAGGGCTATGATAGCTAAAATTAAATTTTTATTCACAAAATCAAGTTCAAAAATCCTTTATTTATAAGGGGTCAAAATTTTGAATTTCTGTGAAAACGGCTCAACATTAAGTTAGTTGAGCCTAATATGTCTGTTTGGTCTGCATGAGGATAAATAGACTACCAAAATATATGGGTGATGACCGAACCATCAAGGAGAATATTATGAATATAATTTATAGAAGTCGTGGTACTGGTAAGACAGAAGAGATTATTAAATGTGCTTATGAGAACGGATATACAATCATTTGTCGAGATAAATCAGAATACTACAACAAGATTAATAAAATGTCAGAACTTGGTATAGCTAAAGATAGTGTAAGTTTTGCGTTATGGAAAGATGTTAAAGATAGGAAAGATAAAACTATATATGTCATTGATGATGTAGAGTTGTTTTTAAAAAATATCTTTGGTGAGATAGATACAATATCATTGTCTTCTGAAACTCACTTTAGTTGTACTAAGAGAATGCTGGAAAAGAACGTAGAAGAATTATCTACATCATATAATAAACTTATTTCCTCACAAAGCGTTGACTATGGAAAAAGTCTTAATATATTAAAAAATATTTCGGCATTACAGGATATAATAAAGGAAATGTGATTATGAACGAAGGTAAGATTTTCGAAAATAATTTTAGAAAATCTGTTCCGAGTGATATATTTTATTTGCGACTAAAGGACAGTGCAACATCATTCGGACAGGATAGTGTTGCCACTAGGTTTACACTAAGAAATCCATATGATATATTAATGTTTAATGGAATTAATCTGTTCTGCTTTGAATTAAAAAGCACAAGTGGGACAAGTTTTTCAATACAATTCGATAGAAAAGACACTAGTAAAATGATTAAAAAACATCAAATAGATGGACTTACAGATGCTCAAAAATATAATAAAGTCACCGCTGGATTTGTATTTGATTTCAGAAACAGTAAGACTTGGTTTATGAGTATTGATAAATTTAATTCTTTTTTGTCAAGAACCACTAAGAAGTCAATCAATGAAAAAGATGTAATTGATAATGGTGGTATTGTAATTGAAAAAACCAGAAAGATTAAAAACTATAAATATGATGTCAATAAATTATTATGGACACTGAGTGAAAGGGAATGATTTTTGAATGAGTAGAACTACAAAACGAACTTCCACTTTTTCAGAAGAACTTTGGGCGCAAGTAGACCAAGAAAATAAAGATTTGCTGAATGAGTTTAGGGAGTATAAGATTAGTACTGATAAATCTGCACAGACTGTTTACCAGTATACAGCAGTACTTAAACTGTTTTTCTGTTGGAACGTAGAACATAATGCAAACAAGGTGTTTGTAGATATTAAGAAGAGAGAGTTTGTCCGTTTCTTTAGTTATATGACGAACGAACTTGATGCCTCTCCTAATAGATTAAAGACAGTAAGGGCAATTATAAGTTCATTTAGTAACTTCATAGAAAATATATTAGACGAAGATTATGAGGGTTATCGCAACAACGTCAAGAAAATAGAAACAGTGGCTATTGAGCCAGTAAGAGAAAAGACTGTATTAACACAAGAACAAGTAGATACTTGCCTTGAAAAATTAGTTGAACTTGGCAAATATCAAGCTGCTTGTTTCATGGCTTTGGCATGTGCTAGTGGTGCTAGAAAGGCAGAGTTATTAAGATTTAAGGCTAATTGGTTTACAGATGACAATATTGTTTTTGGTTGTCTATATAAAACACCAGAGAAGATAACCACTAAAGGTAGAGGTAGTCGTGGTAAACTCCTTTATAAATATGTTTTTATACAACAGTTTAAGAGATACTACGATTTATGGATGGAAGAACGTAAACGATTAGGTATAGATAGTGAATGGTTGTTTGTTTCTAGGACTCCAGAGGGTTATCGTCAAGCACAGATTAGTACTGCTAGTGTTTGGGCTAGAACAATTGAAAGTGTGCTAGGTTGCGATTTCTATTTCCATAGTCTTAGACACTTCTTAATTTCTCAGTTAAGAGCCAAGAAGTTGCCTGACCCTGTAATAATTGAACTTATAGGTTGGAATAAAGCCAGTGGTGGTGCAATGATTTCGATTTATGATGACAACGAAGCCATGGACAGCTTTGCTGATTATTTTGATGAAAACGGAATTAAAGAGGTTAAGCAAAGTCAACTTGGCGATTTGTAATGAAAGGGAATTAATATGCTTTTTAGAGATATTAAATTAATATTAGAACAGTATGTTAAGGGAGAAGTAGGAATTGATAAGCTTATAGAACTTGTCAAAGGTTTAGATGTTAAATTCTATCTTCCTATTATTCAGAAGTATGCACAGATTAATGTGTTTAATAAAAGATTAACAGAACTGATAAGTGATGCGGATAGAAGTACTAATGAAGATGTTCAAGCATACTATATTACTTATGATGTAGAAAGTATGTTTGTTATATTAAATGCGTATGCAGGAATTATTTCAGCTAACGAGGAGCGTAATGCAGAAAATTATGATTTAGTAATGTCAAGTGGTTTCTATGATATGATAATAGACCAATGTAAAAACGATGTTGGAGAATTTAAGAGACTTTCTCGTAGAATTTGTGGAATTGAAAACGTTTGGATATTAAATGAATTACATGATATATTCTGTTCCAACGGTAATTTACAGAACATTGAAAAAATTGCTGACATTATTAACAATGGATTAGATAAAGATGTATTGGATAAACTGAACGCAATTCAGCTATTGACTAGTCCAACATTGAATACGCTTGTAAATAATCTTCAAAAGGAAACTGCTGACGAGGTAATGAACAGAAGTCAGGAGTGATTTTATGGCAGACGGATTCATTACATGGGGATTCGATGAAAAACGTTATAGATATACTTTCACAGATGTTGAAAGACGTATGAGAGTTCAGAATAAAAAGTCACAAGATGAACTTGATGTTCTTTTAAACAAACTTGGTAAAGATATCCAACATAAAACCAATACAATAAACAAAGAGTGGTATAGAAAAAATGGTATACCAGAGAGTTATAGAAGAGCACAAAACAGAGGGCATGGAGATATACTTCATTTAACAGGTTATAGTTATGATGTAAATGACAACTCTGTTAATGTGTATTATAAGGATAATATAAACGCAAGCGACCACGGGGAGTATGGGAATGCTTCTTATCGTCAGCTCTCTGGATTCGGACAGACATGGGGAGAACACGCTGGTTGGCTTGCAGGAAAATCGGGGAAAAGAGCAAGAACCACAGAGAGCAAAATGTATGAAAGCAAACAATCTGGAAATACCAGAAAATTTGTAGACTATAGTGCTTCTCTATTTGGTCAAACTCAAAAAATCAATAAGGGCTTGGATTTTAGCGCATATATAGACTTTATTGAAACGGGTGGAGAAAGTTGGCGTAATTTAGGTAAGTTCCCTAAAAACAGAATAATTCACCCAACTAATGCTACTAAAAGGGTACAGAAATGGATTGATACTAAGCTAAATAGTGTTAAAAAAGATATATGGCAAATTGCTGAAACCCAAATTAATACTTTTGCTAAAGATATGAAGAAATAAGGTGGTGAAATAGTATATGGCAGAAAAAATAGAAATTGCCAAGGTTCAATTAGGATTAGATACAAGTACGTTTGAACAACAATTTCAGAATTTAGTATCAAAGTTTCCTAATGATATCATGAAACTTTTTGATGCTTTAAATAAGCATTCTGGAACTAAAAATATAGGAGAAAGTCTGTTTAGAGAGCCAATACAAAAGGCGATTGAACAGTCTAAGAAAGACTATCAGAATTTTGCAGAATTTGTTGCAGATATCAATAGACAGATTACAGACCAAAGTTTAAAGTTTACTTATAACACAAAAGCTGGAAGGGCTACAATAGGTGGTACAGGGTATAAATCTTCTGACCTCGCCACGATTACCAAAGAAGTAGAAAAGGTAATTACGGCTCAAAAGACAAAAACAACTCCTGCGGATAAAAAAAATACATCAACTAACGTAGACGCTCTGAACAAAACATTAACGCAGACTGTTGATAATCTTAACACTACTGTTCAGAACCTTAATTCTGCTTCTTCTAGTTTGAATACTAGTGCTACTAATATAGGTAACAGTGTTTCTGCATTAGGTACAGCTAATGCTAATTTAGGAAATACTTCTCAAAGTATAAGTGGGGCTTCTACTACATTAAATACTGCGGCACAAGCGGTTAGTAATGCGGCTAATGCTTTAAGTGGTGCGGTTCAAAATGCTGGTAATCCGTCTACAAATCCATCAACTGGCGGTGGAGATGGTAGTTCTAACTCTATGGACAGCAGTGTGTCCACTTTTAAAGGCTCTATAGTCCATTTAGACGAATTTTCCGTTCAAACAGTAAAGAGCATGGATTTGGCGGCAAAAACTTCACAAAAAGCCACTGCTTCGGTTATAAATGCTCAAAGAATATTGGAAAAGTTCGCAGGAAAATATGGAGATTTGCTAAGAAATGTGTCTTTGATATTCGGAGATACTGGTGATTTACAGAAAATAAATGCAACACTTAGATTGTCTGCAAAAGAAAGTGCTAATATTAGTTTAACGCCATCTGATATACAAAATGTCATGGCTAATCCTAAGAAATTAGAACTCAAAGATGCACTTCTTCAAAGTGGTGGAGTTTCTTCTTTACATAGAGTGTATACAGATGAAACTGCACAAATCGAAGTATATAAAAAGCTTTTAAAAGAGCAATATGCCTTAGAACGACAAATTGCAGAGGCTCACGCTAAAGAAGATAGGTTTTTAGAAAATAAGCTTAGATATCAATTAAGCTACAACAGGGCACAAAAAGATTTTTTAAATCAAGGTAGAATAGCGGCTGGGAGAGATGTTCTCACTAATACATACGGCGATGTTAAAGACACAGAAAGCATTGCTTATGCAAACAAAAAATATAAAGAGGAAAACGAAAGAATTATTCCTATCATCAAAGAAAAAGAAAAAAACAATGCATTAATATCAGAAGAAGAAAACAAAATAAAGGAATTGACCTCTCTTCTTGAAAAAGAAATGAATCTGAAAACCCAGATATCTAAACTTAAACCCAGTAATAGGAAAGCCTCAGACTTAAATGTAGATTTGCAGCAAACAAGACAAAGGATAGATGAATTAAGAGTAGTTTCTAAAAGCTCTTCTGGGACTTATCGTGGTAGGGTAAACGAGCTAGTTAGTAGATATCGTGGAAGTGGTAGCAGAGAAGAAGTAAACACCTACAACGAATTAATTAGGCTGGAAGATGAGCGATTTGAGACATGGAAGAAGTATAAGACCGCAAAAGAAAAAGGCAATACACAAGAAGCGTCTTTTTATGGACAACAAATAGCAAATCTTAAAAAGGAATATAACGAACTATTAGAAGTTGCAAAAGCTACTGGTACATTAAATCAAGAAGTTGAGAAACAACTCAATCTTCATAGAGAATATAATAAAGAACAGCAGAGAACAATAACGCTTAGAGCAAGAGACAAAAAAATTCAAAATGAACAGGCGTCAAACTATTCTAAAGCAACTAAATCTTTGCAAGAATATGTAGAGTTACGCAGAGAAGAAGGCAAACTTACTAATAAGGCTGGCAAGGGAGATAAAGGTATATATACTGCCGCTTATCAAAATGTACAAGATAAGATGTCTGCCATAACGGGCACTAGTGGGCTTGGAAATTTAATTGATTTTTCAAGTGGACAAATGTCTTTAAAAAGCTTCAATGCCACATTAGGTATTACAAGAGAACAATATGAAAAGCTGAGAACTGTAGTAGTAGAAGCTAATGCCACTATAAAAGACGATACCATAAAAGCAAAGCAAGAAAGTGATTTGGCAACTCTTAATAAAATGATTACTGCTTATACTAATTTGAAGAAAGCGCAATCTACACTTCAAGAGTATAAAGCAAGAGCATATAATGATGCTACTGTAAATCAGCAACAAGCAGTTGTTGATAGGTTGCAAGCACAATATAACGCATTAATTAAGGATAATGACGCATTAGCTAAAACTTCAACTTATACAAATATGGTAGCAGAAGCCAATGCTAAAATGGCAGATAATGTAACTCGTAGCAATCAGAGTAACAGTAAACAACTGACACTGTTAGAAAGATTAAAAGCAAGCTTCCAACGTACTGCGGCTGTTGCTTTTAGTTTTAATATATTTAACAGACTGTTCATGGAAATGAGACAAGGTTTGACTAATGTCATTGAAAAAACTAAAGAATTCGATAAAACTATGACAGAAGTACAAATGGTAACTAATCAGACTGATACTAGCGTTAGAAAAACTTTAGCTAGTTATTCTGAGCTTGCAAAAGAACTTGGAACTACAACAGAAGCTGTTGCAAAAGGAAATTTAGAGTGGCTCAGGCAGGGCAAATCAGCAGAAGATTCTGCTAAATTAATAAGGGCTTCGACTATGATGTCAACACTTGGCGCAATGGAATCAAGTGAAGCTACGGAAAAATTAACTGCAATCTTGAACTCATATAAATTAGAAGCAGAAGATGCTATTACTGTAGTAGACAAACTTGTTAATGCTGACCTTATTGCGGCAACAAGTACAGAAGAACTTGCTACTGCTTTTCAGTATTCTGCTTCGTTCGCTAGTGCCGCTGGTGTTAGTTTTGATAAGATGGTAGGTATGCTCACTACAGCAAGTGAAACTACTAGATTATCAGCAGAGACAGTGGGTCAAGCATTTAAGTCAATGTTCTCTCGTTTGCAGAACGTAAAGGCTGGCAAGAGCATTGACGACCAAGGTGAAGCCATTAACGATTCCGAAAAAGTTCTTAAACGTTATAATATTACTCTTAGAGATAGTGCAACAGAATTTAGAAATCTTGAAGATGTTCTTGATGATGTTGGACGTAGATGGAACGAATTTGATACTGTAGAACAGGCACAAATTGCGACTGCAATAGCGGGTAAAATGTATGCCCGAACATATAGAAATATATGGATATCTTTTAGATATCAGAATTATCCTATATCGGTGAAACTCTAAACAGATAATGCTGTAGACAATACCGAGATAAAGATTGTTTATAATCTCATCGTAACGACCGCAGAGGATAACATCTGTAAAGATGAAAATACAGTCTGAACTATATAGAAATATATAGAGTTGAGGTCAAGTGTAAAGACACTTTTAGAAGAACCTCGACCGCTATGTTTAATACATAGTCAGTAGCCTTTTAGGTGAAAGTAACAGAATTGGTACATCAAAGAAATACCTTTATTGCAGTAATGCAGAATTATGACAAAGTTCTTGAATATACAAATAAAACAATGGAAGCTTCTGGTACGTCTGCTCAGAAGTATACTCACTATATGAGTAGCCTTGAAGCTAAGATAAATGAATTGACTGTACAATGGGAGCAATTTATACAGGGTCTTAACCAAAGTGGAACTATTAAAATTGGAGTTTCATTATTAAGTGGACTGCTTAGTGTATTAGACGCTTTATCGGCAAAAGCACCTGTATTGCAGGGCGTTTTAGGATTTTTTCTTGCTTTTAAGGCTCTTAGAGGGTTGCCTGCGATAATATCTAGTTTAGGCAAAAGTTTTAAAGGTTTATCAAATAATATAAACCGCCCTATAAGAAATTTGAAACAAACAGTTGTAGACCTAAAGAGTAGTTGGGCTACATTAGATACAATAATCTCTAAAAATGGAGAAACGTTAAGTGCATATGAAAAACAACAAATTGCAGTTATAGTAAGTAGTAAAGCTTTAAACGCAGAAAAGAAAACTCAAAAATTGGTTGATATGGGTTTGACAACTGCACAAGCACAACTGTTGTTAAGTACAGACGCACAAACTGCCGCTAATATGCAAGCTATAATATCAAACAACAGCTTAACAGAAAGTCAAAAACAAGGTAAAATAGCCGCAATACTTTTTGCAATGGCAAAAAAAAATAATATACAGCTCGACCAAAAGCAGACCATAAGTTTAGCTGGAACAATAGCAAAGCAAAAGACAATGCAATTTACGACACAAGGATTAACAGCAGCTATGTCAACGTTGAATTTAGTTTTGGGAATCGTTTCTATTGCAATTTCGGGTATAGCGACAGCTATTATGAGTGCTCGTCAAGCCGCAGAAGAAGCTCGTGATAACGCAATTGAAACTATAAACACCTATAATGACACATCTTCTTCCATAGATGAGCTTATAGAAAAATATAAAAACCTCAAAAAAGAATATGATTCTATATCTGATACGTCTCTTAAAAACGAAAAGGCAGAAGAATTGTTAACCATTAGAGACCAAATAGTTGAAACTTACGGTTCAGAAGCGGACGGAATTGACATAGTAAACGGTAAACTTGAAACAACATTAACTACACTTAAACAAATTGCACAACAACGCGCAAGTGAAACGTGGACTGATATTTCTGATGAAGTAGCAACGGCTTTTGATTATGAAAAGAGCATTGGATTTTGGAATTACGGAGACGTAACTACTGGCAAAGTCCATGGAGCGGTTACACAGATTGGAGATAGAGGTACTGCCAGAAAATATTTTGATGTAATAAATGATTTACAATCAGAAATTAGCGGACTTGGCGGCGAGGTCAATCCGGTAAATGAGGCTCTTATGTTTGGGTCTGAATCATATTTCCAAACCGTTGAAAATATAAAACAACTATTAACAACTATTGATGAAAAAATTTCTGGTGGAGAAATTACAAAAGGAAACCAAGAAATCTATCAAAACTTTAGAGATATGCTTTCACAAGAAATTAAAGCAATAGAAAGTGATACTGAATATCAGCAAAATAAACAAATATTTGAAAATGCAAAAGATATAGCAATAGACTCTTTATCTAAAACGTTTACAGAAGGAGACTATGCGGGTCAAACTGTAAGGGAAGTTTTAGACCAGTATACAGAAATTACTTCTCAAATGAATACTTTGGCAAGTTCTGGAGAGGTTAACGAAGAAACATACAATGATTTAAAGACCGTTGCAGATAACTTATTGCAAACATTATCTACTGCAACAGGGCTAACTAGTAATGAAAGAATTGCAGAGCTTGTTGGTAGAAGTATTACAGAAGCAGGACAAGAGTTTGAAAAATCTCAACAAAAAGCACAAGCTAATATAGTAATTGCTAAAGCAGTGGAAAGCAGCGGATTATCTGAAAAAATAAAGGGTATGTTTGCTACAGACATTAAACAAACACAAGATAAAGAAATTACTGATTTGCTTGGTGGAATTAGAGAAAGTTTAAAAGATAAAAACGATATTGATATGAGTATATCTGAAATAGCGGATTCCCTTGAACTATTAGGATATACTTATCAGAAAACCGAAACAATTACAGCAACAGATTTAATTGCCGGATTCCCTACAGATGCAAAACAAATTACCAATGCGGTAGATAATATAGAGAAACTTAATAACGCAATAAAGGCTCTTTCAGAGGGAACAACCCCTGATATAGAAGAACTGTTTGAATTAAAAACTGCCGATATAGATATAACGAATCTTACTCAGGGTGGATTGGATAATATTGCAAAAATAGAGGCTGTTCGTAATGATTATGTACAATCTATGTTGGACACCTTAGATGAGCAATTGGATATTAACAATGCCACAATGGTAAAACAAAAAGATATTACTGATGAACAAAGACTAGAAATAACAAATCAAAATAAACTGTTAGAACTTGAAAAACAGATTATTAGTAACGCTGTTGATGGTGTTAAGACTACTGCCAACGAATATATCACAGCTATAAAATCCGCTGGTGAACTTATAGCAGAAGTTGCTGGATATGGAGGTAGTACTATAAGTGAAGATATTCTTAGTAGTATGGTAGACCAGTATTCTGGTATGGCTTCTATTGTTGAAAAATATCGTTTAGGTATGATTGATAACGATGAGTTGTTAAAAGCCTTTAAGCAGTTCTATAACAATGATATTGATAATTTCTATGATTATCAGCAAAAGAAGTATATGAAAACAGATGAGTATTATTCTAGTTGGCTTGACGAAAATTCCAGTTTTGTGGAAGAATTTAAAAATAAATACGGAATTGATTTGAAAAATTACGCTAATTACATCAATGCAAGGTCTGCAATAGAAAATAAATATTCTAAAATACGAGCCGATGCCGAAAAATATCAACTTGCCGAGCGCTTTGACGAGAACAACAACTTAAAGCCAGAGATGAGAGGAGTAGTGTCTAATGCTCCAAGCTGGTATATAGAAATACTAAAAGAATATCAAGAATACTTAAAGGATTACCCCAAAATTATCGAAGAATTTACGAATAAGTTCGACCAAGGGTCTTCTACAGCCTCCGTCAATCTTGACGAGGAGTTTAATTCTCGATTAGATATAATAACTTCTCGTATGAAAGAAGCTTATAGCCTAATTCATGAATTAGGACAAGAAAGTAGTCAAATTACATTAGATACTCTTGATTCTATGAAGTCAGCTTATCCTGCTATGACAGAATATATCGACAAATATCTTCGTAAAGAAATGACCAGACAGGAATTAATTGCGAAATTTAAGCAAATGTATGAACAAGACAAACAAAACTATATAAATACACAAAAAGAAAAATTGTATAATGATAAAAGTTTTTATTCTACATTATTAGCAAACAACGACAACTGGGTTAAAGAGTTTAAAAAAGATTACGATATTGATTTAAAGAACTTTAAAACCCTTACAGAAGCAAAAAAAGTAATTCAGCAGATGTTTGAAGACGAATCGACAGATAATATTATAGATATTTTCAGTTATGTTGATGAAAAAACTGGTGAATATACGTCTGATTATTATGCTTTGCTATCAGGAGAACATATACCAACTGGTGGATATTGGTTTGTGCCTTATGTTCAAATGCTGCATGATTTAATATATGAGACACAAGACGATTTAAATAATGCGGCAGAACAAACAGTAGACACAATAGAAGACCTTATTGCGGGGACTGTATATTCAGTAGAAGATGCGTTATCAGATGTTTCAACTGTATTATCAAAACAGGTAGAATATTACGAAGATATCGCAAATGGAATTGTGGCTGCGGCACAACTTGAAATTGATGCTTTAGATAAAGAGATAGATCTACTTGATAAAAAGAATGAAGCACAGCAAAGACAAATTGCATTACAAGAAAAATTAGAAGCTCTTAATAAAGCTAAGACACAAAGAAGTGTTCGTGAATACAATGCTGAAACAGGTCAGTTTGAGTGGACTACTAACAAAAAGGATATCAAGAAAGCACAAGAAGAATACGACCAACAAGTTAGTGAAAATAAAAAGCAATCATTAGAAGACGAAAAAGAATGGTATGAAAAATACGGGGAAAGCTTTACCAATGTTCCCGAAACTATACAAAACCAAAGAAATATTCAATCAGCTTTAAATTGGCTTGCGCAATATCGTGGTGTAAATGTTAGTAGTTTAAGTTCTAAAGACTTACTTTCTTTAAGTGAAAAAGAACAGTCCGCTTTCCGTAGTGCTTATGGCAGAGCAGTCGATGTTAATTTAGGGTTTGAAGACGCTCAAAGCCAAAAAGAAACCAGAAAAGCACAAGCTAATCTGGTTTCTGGCGGTTATGCTACCAATGGGAAAGCTGGTTTCGCATTTAATTGGGAAGCAATTACTAATGCATTAGGAAGTTCTATTACTACACTGGCTAGTACTCTTGATAAATACACAGAGATACTCAAACCGACATCTTTTGCAGAAACCAAACCCACAACAAATGCCGTAACAAATATTACCAACACTGGAGAAGTTAAGAATAGCTATACATTTACTGGCGACATGGAATTTAAGTTTGATAAAGATGTAGATGCTGATAACTTTATTTCTAAATTTGTTTCTAAATTGCAAATGCAAAATGGTATCACCACTGTTAAGTAAGCGGTGGTGATACTTTAATATTAAGAATGGTGGTGATTTTATGAATTGTTCGATAGTAAATGCTTATCCTCAAAATGTTAGTATAGATTCAACTACTATGACAAATAGGGCGCGAAATGCTTTTAAATTTACTTTTTATGGCGACAGAACCATTGGTGCTGATTATTTTATTTATAATATGAATACTAATAAATTGTGGAATGGTGTAATTTATTCAGATTATGCGGCTGGTGCTAAAAAATACTATTATTATAATACAGAGGAAATAGACACACTTGCTGGAAATAATTCAGCATATAACAATCAACAATTTGTGTGGAAAGTTAGAGTGTATGATGATATTGATATTGCTAACGGAAAAAATCCTAATATTAGAATAGTTAGCGGCACAACCAAAGCAAGTCCTTTTATATCTGGAAAAACTCTTGCAACTGTTTTGGGTTCTGATGGGAAAGCAAACAAAAAAATGTTGGATTTAGATACCACTGAAACAATCACTTTGCCATCTTGGATAACTATAAACGGCGAACGTAGAATTATATTAGAAGCAAGAGTGGGTTTAGACCAAAATAAAAAACCAGTAAAAACTAGAATAAAATTAAAAAATGAAACAACAGACGAAGTGGCAGAGGGGACAGATTACATCATTTCTCCATATAGAGATAGCGTTGTTCAGGTTACTGACAATGGAATATTTATTGCTCCAGACATAGCTATTGATGAGGGAGAAACTACAGACCACAGAGAGGGGCATATTGGTGGAAGAACAGATTTGCCATATCCCACCACTAATCAACCTTGTTATTATTTAGAAATTAATGGAGCGTTTTATGCCGTTAAAACATATAAAAAATCTGTTGGATATGTAGAACTAATTTCACCACCCAGTACTAAACCAGAAGTTGGAACAGATTATACTTTATATTGTAGTTATATAGAAAGTCCTTTCTTCTATTTCGAAACAGAACCTACACCTGTAATTGAAGATTTGCAAGGCGTATTGGATGCCGAAGTGATTAAATTTACGGCAAATCTAAATTCTAAATCTTTTACTAAATATCAAAAGTGGGAAATATATGACGTAACAAATACTAGTGATAATATAACTGATGAATCATTGTTGATTGAAACTTCTGAAAAAATGTATATAGGTGCGTTAGAATATGTATTTAGAGGTTCTGTTGCTGGGCATTTGTATAAAGCACGGCTACATGTTACCACACAAACAAATTGGGACGTTGTGGCAGAAACTCAAAACAGCGTCATGGCTACTGTGGTTGCAACTAACATCAATGATGTAAAATTAAAATACAGCAAAGAAAAAAACGCAATAGAAATTAGTTATAAGCATATTAATGCTATTACTGCTCCGAGCAAAGGCGTATGTGGAACAAAAATATTAAGACAAGAATACGGTAGCGATTTAATAATTTATGTCGCTACTTTAACATATAGCAGTATAAAATCTGGACAGGTGAATACATTTATAGATTACGACTCTGTTAGTAAGAAAAAATATAGATATTACGTCTGCGACTTTCTTTCTACTGGAGATGTGTCAACAAGTATACTATTTTCTCCAACTATAAGTCAATATTACGACACGGATTTTTATACTTATTCAATATATTTTTTGCAAGAGCAAGCTTATACCAGATATGATGTACAAACAGATAAGCGTATTGACTATGATTATATGTATGCAGAACGCAGTTTTAACATAACGGATATTGTTAGACCAGAACTTAATGTTATTGATAAACATAGTATATCACATAATCTTGGTAGGAACACTTATGTGGGGTATGCCGCAAAAGCTAGTACAGCCGCTTGGGATACAACATATGATACCTTTTCTTTATCATTCCAACTTGGAAATACAGAGGTTAAATATCCAGAGGGAACTACCTTTGACGAGGATTTTACACAAGAATTTGCAAATTCTATTAATTATGGTTGGAATGAAATTGTAAATAGAGACGAAACGTATTATAAATATTTGAAGAATTTGATTGCCAGTGGCGCTCCTGTAATGATTAAAGACTATAGAGGAAATAAATGGTTTGGCAGTATAGTTAGTCATAATAGCGAAATAGACAATCTACAGCCAGTTGAACGCTCTATAACGGAGAAAATAGATTTTGTAGAAACTTATCCTATGGACAAGGTTAGAATATTAAGTAATTAAGGGGGCGTTAAGTTTGGAATACACAAACTTTTATAATCAAAAGTATATTGATATTTGTAAACGCCCTCAAAAATATCCTGTATTTAAAATTGAAATTCTTGATTACAACGAATATACGATAATGGATGTTACGCAAGACATTAGTCTTGATACCGAGGGAAGCATTTCTGTAAAATACCAACAGGGTGTTAGAAGAACATGTGAGTTTTCTGTTATCAATATAAGTCAAAAATATCTTCCAAATGAAAACTCGATGTTTTGGTATCATAGAAAGTTTCGGCTTTATACTGGATTAAAAGACCAAGCAACGGGGGACATATATTGGTTTAGTCAGGGAGTATTTTTTGTTCAAAATATTTCTTGCGAGAAGAAAATAACACATATAACAGGCATTGATAAATTTGCGGCTTTCACTAGCGACCTAGGGGCATCTATTCTTGACGTGGATTATAAAATTTCAGTTTTGCCAGAGGATAGATATAGTGAAAGACTTAGTGATGAAGAGATAGAAAAATTACAAAAACAAGCTCCTAAAATAGCAGATGTAATTAGAAATATATTAACCATAGATAAAGGTAATGGATATGCTATTGACCCTGTTATACCTATAATAGATAGTCGATTAGAAAATGAGCCAATACCATATGACTTAACTGTAGGTGCTGGTGGATTTCTTGGAGATATGATGATAGAACTTGCCATGATGTTAGGAGCAGATATCTATTATGATACTAATGGGCACTTGAATTTAACTAAGGGAACTACAGATTTTTTGTATATAGGACAAGGTGTTCAATGGTCTTTTTCGCCAGATAAATCAGATTATATATCTTATACTGCATCTTATGATATATCTAAAGCCATTAATAAAATAATGGTATATGGTGAGGGATATGAGGGTGTGTATAATTATGCGGTCGTTACAAATGATAACCCAAAATCCCCTCTTAGAGTATCTTTGGTAGGAATCAGACAGGGAGAAAGTATAGAAACAGCCATGGCGTACTCTTTGCAAAAATGTGAAGATTATGGGAAATATTATCTAAAAATGAAGTCAATCGTACAGTTAAGTGCTGATATTGAGTGTACTTATTTGCCACATTTAGATGTAAATAGAATTATTGATATTTATGATGAATTTTATAGTAAGTCTGTAGAAAAACATATAATACAAAGTATTACTTTTCCTTTTAGTAAAAGTTCAATGAAAATATCTGCTACTAATATAGCTTTATTACCTTATTATTCTTCGGGGGTGACATAATATATGGCTGATGCAGTAGAACAATTTTTTGATATAATTGACAACAGAATAGAAAAACACTTGGACGGCAACACTTATGGGTATGTTCGTCAACGTGGAGCAGTAGTAACAGAGTACGACAATGATTCAAAAAAGGCGTTTGTTTATTTTGTTGATGATGAAAGTCAAACTCAGTATACATTCTATAATAAAACAAATGAATTGTTATCGTCTGGAGATAATGTTAAGGTATATTATGTTACTAATATTGCGAAGGGCTGGATAGGAGAGCGTTGTGGAGACCCGAGATACGATGGGGGATATTCTCTTGAACCAATCACGTCAATTACTATAAATTCTAATGTAGACTATTCTGTACACACAAACGCTGGTATTGAAAGATATGTTGGGATTTTTGAGGGCGAACAAATATGATACCTGATTTGAAATTTTATAAAGATGAAAAAGGTCGTATTATAGAAGCGGCAAGAGGAGACAAATACGCAACCATTGAATGGGCAAATGAGGAAGTAGATATAGACTTTTGTAATTTTGTTATCACAATAGTTATAACAGCGAGAGGAGTAGGTAAAGATGTCTGATGTAGATGAGAAGAGAATAGAGTTTGTCAGCGACACAGATGTCAGCATTCCTGTACGTTGGAAAACAGCTGCAACAGACTTGAGATGGAATAATGCTATTGCTATGGCTGTAACTATTGCAAGAAAAATTGATACTTCTAATCTGTGGGACGGGTATTTGCATTTCAGAGAAAGAACTGGACGTTTTAAGATTAACCCTTTTGTGTTAAAAACAATGGATATCGAAGACGAATTCATTTGTGACGTTCAAAAACCAATAGATGTTTCTTTTGTAGAAAATGTGGCTTATCATTATATCAATTCTTTTACTTTGTCAACAACAAAGATAACAGATAACATGCCTTGTGTTACTGGAAGCGTGTATAGCACTGATAGTACCACTATATATATTGAAATGACAAACCCAATCACAAGTGTTTCTGCTAACGAAAATATAAAAGCTTTTGAAATAACCGCTACATTTGGTGGAGTTAGATATACGTTTAACCCTGTAAAAGTAGAAATATCAGATGTGTCTAGGATTAAACTTACTGTTACTGATATGGGTCAAGTATCTGGTGAAGTAAATATTTTGTATAAAAGTGAATTAGGAAATATTAAAGAAAATGCTTATGATACTTATATTGAAAGTTTTAATAGGGCTTTCACTTATACTATGAATTATTTGGAGGGAGAATAACATGAAAATTAAAGGACATACAAAAATAGAATTATTTAATGCAGAAACTGGAGAGTTAGAACAAGTAGTAGAAGAAAACAATATGGTTACAAGTGCCGTACAGAAACTTCTAAATCCTCCAATTGAATTTATGTCGTGCAATACAAGTATAAAAATGCTTCTTGACAATATCTTACCTATATCTACCAATGCTATGGGTGGAGTTATGCTTTTTAGCAATAAAAAAGAAGAAAATTCAAACTTAATATATACAAATGGCGAAGATGCGGTTGGACATGCTGGGAGAAGGTATTCTGGGACTAATCAATGGACTGGAACGCTAAATGAATCAGAATGTAAAACCCTTACTAATGGATACCGATTAGTGTGGGATTTCGCAACAGACCGTGCAAATGGGACGATTGCCTGCGTTTGCTTAACAAGTCGTATTGGTGGCTATATAGGGCTTAATGAATATTGGGACGCGACAGCAGGTAATTACAACCCTAATATAACTAATTTTTATAATTTTGATAACAACCTGTCAAGACCTTTATACAATCTCCCAAAAGATATCCCAACAAGCGAATTTGGTGGAATTAGAGGAATAGTAGCTAAAGACACCATTGTTTCTTTGTCAAATCCGTCTACAACAACATTTAGACTTTCTTATTATAAAATACTTAACACAGAAAAGATAGAATTAAATTGGGGTGATTGTGGTAGCTCTGCAAGTTCGCCATATAAGACACAGGACATATCTATTACAAACCCAGGAGATTATACTAGTTATACAGATTCAGATGGTTTTATACGTTGCATTGGATATGGTCATCAAGAACAAGAAGATAAGATACACTACGACATTTGGTTTAATTGTAATAGAATTAATGCTTTAACAGGAACTGTTGACCTTGATAAAAAAATACTTATTAATGTTCAAAGTTTTCCTGATGATTTTTATATCAAAAGGTTCGCCAATGCGGGCATCGGGAGCAGTAATTTTTATCACAAATATAACGGTTATAAACCATTTTGTTTGATGAATAATTTTATTATAGCATGGTTTCAACTTGGTACGAGTTCCTATTGCTTAGCTACTGTGGATTTTAACGGAAATTTCATAAAAAAATTTGATTTGACCAGTGGTTATAACGATAGGAAGTGGGAAAGGCTTTATGATTTGAAACGTAAAGCACATTTCTTACAGAACAACCAATGTATAACCGAAGATGGGGATATTATTAGGCTAGGATATTGGCAAGATAACATTTCGGGTATGGATAATATGCAAATTTATACATATACAGATATATACCCATATTTTATATCTCGTTATAACTATAATGCGCCAAAACTGTATCTTAATAAAGACTTCACTTATTTGGCTACTATTAATAATCTAGCCACTCCAGTAACAAAAACTAGTGCCCAGACGATGAAGATAACTTACGATTTAATTGAATCATAGGATAGTTAAAAGGGTGAAATATATGACAATTACTCCTGATAAAATAATCACAATAGCAGGAATACAAATTAAACAAAAAATTATTCCAGATGGTCTCAGATGGAAAGACCCTACTAAAGCTAGAAACGCAAAATTTTCTCCTAATGCATTGTATAAAGCAAATGTAAAAATGCCTAAAGTGAATACAATTACAATTCATAATACTGCTGACTTAGATAATATTCAAGATGATGCTGAAAGATATACTCTTGCTACATATAATGAAAATATGGGTTCAGTTAGACCACACTTGTATGTAGATGAAAGCTCTGTATGGCAGTTACTTGAATTTGATGAAGTAGCTTGGTGTAACGCAAGAGGTACTTATAATACTGGTGCAATAGATGATATCGCTATTGAGTGTATTATGAATGAAAATAAACAATCAGATTCGATAGCAGAAGATAAAACTGCCAGATTAGCAGCATATCTTCTCCATGAAAACGACTTGGATATCTCTGCATTAAGAACCCATACTTATTGGATAAATAAAAATTTAGGGCTTGACGGTAGTGTGGATTACCTCAACGCTCATATTGATAAGAGAGCGACAAAGGTTTGTCCCCTTTATATTATGTCACATTGGGATAAATTTAAGGCAACAGTTGAAAAATATTTATTAGAATATGAAAAGCCATCAAAAAATATACCCTATAAAATCAGAAGAAGCAAAGATAATGTTGAAAGCCAAATAGGGGCTTATAATAGTTTGGAAACAGCAAAAAATATTGCTGATTATAATAGAGGATATAAAGTTTTTGACAATTTAGGAAATTTAGTATACAAACCTAGTGTTTATTATTCTAAATATATTACCACTAAAGATAGAACACCCATTAAATATGTACCAGAACGCAGTGCTAAAACTATATCAAAATTACCTAAAAATACAGAAATTACAGTTTATTTAGGCAATAATGTTACAGCAGAAAACGGTACAATATGGGTTAAATTTACTAGTCCGGAATGTGAGAAATTTCCAAATAAGTTTGCTTATATTCCGTTTCAATATATTCAGAGTTTAAAGGGGTGATGGTTTATGCCATCTATTAGAAATAAAAGTGCGAAAGAAACTACGGTTATTAAAGAGCAGATTTCGCCAAACAATATTTTAGACGAGTTATATACTCTTTGTGTTGCAACATGTTTAACAGAACCCAAAGCAAGAATTGTTCTTTCTCAAATACTTGCACATGGTGTAAATGGATTTGAAATAAGGTTGATTTTTGACGATGGTGTTAAATATCAGATTGTAGCAACAGACAAGATGACTAAGGCGAAAGCCAAAGAGTTGTATAATAAGATAAAAAATTATGCGGAACTGTCCTTTAGCTTAATTTAAGAAAGCGAGGGATAAACATGGTTGATTTAGTATTACACAACCTTATGTTAGTCGGATTTGCAGTGATTTTGCTTGGATTAGCAATGTTATCAAATACTTGTTTTGGTCTTTGGTATAATGTAAAATCTCTGCGCAAGAAATTTGATTGTAAGAAATTGCTTCAAAGTTTATTAAAATTCTTGGTTTTTGTTGTAGGATTAGGTTCTCTTTCTATTTTGGTAACATTACTTCCTGCATATGCTCAGTATAGTGGAGTTGATTTACCACAAGAAGCTTATGAGATTATTAATATTCTTTTGATTGTTAGTATTTTTATAACTTCAATTATTAGTTATGCCAAACAAGCCATTGATAAATTGAAAAAGATTTTGGGAAGTGATAATAATGGATAACGAAACCATTATAAAGGTGCTTACCGAGACCGCAGAAAGAGCCAAAAGTAATACTCATCAAATCGAAGAACTCAAAGAAGAAGTGAGAGACTTGAATAAGGAACAAAAGGCAATTTATGATATCGCCAGTTCTATAAAAGTCATGAGCAGTGAAATGGTAAATATTCGTGGAGATGTTACCGCTGTAAAAGATAGTCAAGAACAGTTTGCTCAAAAAGTAAAAGAGGATATTGAAGAAGTAAAAGACAATCAAAAAGAATTAACGGATAAAATTGACAGTATTGAACAGAAGCCGTATAAGGATTGGACTAAAGTGAAATCAACCATTATCACGGGTGTAGCTACAGCCATAGGCACTGGTGCAATAATTTACCTTATAAATTTCTTGTTCAATACTAATTTATAAAGAGGTGAAATAACATGGTTTCAGTAACAAGTTTTAATGGCAGAACGCTTACTGGCATATTAGAACTTAGTGGCAAAAGTACAGACGAGAAACCTGTTGGTTCGTATGAAGGTTATCGTATCATGAATGGTAGTACTTTTGTAGAAATGGACACGGGTATGGTTTATTTCTATGATGAAGCAAGCCAGTCATGGATAGCAGTATAAGGAGTGATGAAAGATGCCTTTTTCTGCTAGTACTTATGCATTAGCTAAAAAATATACCGACAAGGCTGTTGAAGGTCTTGGTGCAATTAAAGGTGCAGATTGTAGAGTTGATAGCGTAACACCTACTACTGATGGCAACAAGGTAACACTTTCTTGGACTGGAACTGGTGGTACAGTTGAGACCACCAGTTTCGAGGTTAAGAATGGTGCGTCTATTGTTGGCACTACTGTTGACTCTGACAATAAATTAATAGTGACATTATCTGATGGCTCTGAAATCAATGCTGGCACTATAAAAACCGCCAAGGGGGACAAGGGAGATAAAGGCTTCTCTCCTATAATTCAAGAAAACGAAAATAATACTTCTGACGTTTATAAATTAGATATTATAACAGAAGATGGAGTTATTACTACCCCTAATTTAAAAGGAGAGTCAACGGGTGCTTCTGATTGGAGCGAAATTAAAAACAAACCCTTTGATACTTTAAGTGATGATTTTGAGGTTGATGAAAATAATCAACTTAAACTTTCTGTTAAGCCAACTGCCAGTGAAATTTATATTGGCACAACAGAGCCAACAGATGAAAATTATAAACTTTGGATAAATCCTGACGAGAACGTTGATAATGGAAAATCTACCGCTGATGAAATTTATATTGGAACAGAAGAACCGAAGGACAAGAATTATAAACTTTGGATAAATCCTGACGAAAATATTGATAGTGGAAAAGGAGCTTCTTGGTCTGAACTTAAAAATAAACCATTTGAAAAATTAGGAAATGATTTTGCGGTGAGCGAAGATGGAATACTTAATATTGAATATTCTAAGGGTAATTCAGAACTGGCAAGAACTGTAGAAGATGTTATTACAGAAAATCTTGAAACAGAAAATATTGATTTTAGTGATTTCTAAAGGAGGAGTTAAAGTATGAATAAACCTATAGATTCTGCTTATTTAAAACAGCAATTAAAAAATTTTGAGTCTATTATTTTAGCAAAAAAATATGGTCTTATTTTCCAATATAAGACTATGCCTACCCCTACAGCAGATTTGATTGGGAGATATATTCAGTATACAGGAGAAACTACTCTGGATTACATTAGTGGCTATTTCTATCAGTGCGTGAGTACAGATGGTTCTTATTCATGGACAGCAGTTACACAATCTGTGTCAGAATACGCTATCACAAAAGCAAAAACTGCCGATAGCGGATTTGCCGCAACATATGAGTTAAAAAAAGACGGAGCTACTGTTGGTGATAAAATTAATATTCCTAAGGATTATATAGATGATTCTGTGGTATCAGAAAATGAGGCTTGGTCGTCTAAAAAGGTAAATGACAAATTTACAATGTTTCCGTTTAAGTGGAAGTTAATAGGGACTTCTACTCCAGAAACAGGAGACACATCAAGCAATACCTTTAAGCAAACAATGTCTAGCGGCAATCCTTTTTGTGTATATCATAGCTCTGGAATATTCTGCTTTGGTAATGGTGTCCCCGCTAATAGAGGCAAACTTTACGGAATGACTACTGGAGCAGTTGCTTCTGTTACTTTCACTTCTGCTGGACTACTTACTGTCGAGGTTGGTTCTGGTATAGCGTATATTTACGAAATGGAAACAATAAGTTAATGTAGAAAGAGGGTGCTGATATGGCAAGTATTAGATATAAAGACCCAACTACAGGAAAATGGGAGTTGATTGGAGGCGGCGGTAGTTTGAGTAATCAAATTGTTTTTACTACTCGCGCTGATTTTCCAACAGTTGGTGATGATAAGTTACTTTATGTAGACACTTCCGCAGACAAGACATATATATATAAAAACAATGCTTATGTTCTTGTTGGAGATGGAATGTCTACTGTAGATTGGGAAGCTCTTCCCTGAAATAAATAATATTGAAAGGTGATTTTGATTATGGCTAATGTAAAATTTTTAACAGGTACTTATGCTCAGTACAAGGGACTTACTTCTAAGGATGCTAACACCATTTATTTTATTGATAATGGGCAGATTTATAAGGGCGAAACATCTTATACAGACCAAATTGAGGTTGTTGATAGTCTTCCTATCACTTTGGTTGCAGGAAAGGTTTATGTGAATACAACTGATAAGTCTGTAACTTATTATAATGGCACTGCTTCTACAGTTGTAGTTCCTGAAACAGTAGCTACAATTGGTGATTCTACTGCTGATACTGCTCTTGCTTCTGTAAAGGCAATTAAGGATTTCGTAGCTGCTGAGATGGCTAAAATTCCTGCGGCTGTAGATTATACAGTAACTATCACTGATGAAACTGCTGGTGCAGGAGAGAAGTCTAAGCAGACTATTAAACAGGGTAAGACAGGAGAGGAAACTACTGTTGGTACAATTATTGTTCCTGACCTTGTAATGGCAGTAAAGGAGACCCCTACTGAGGGATATCTTAAAACTTATCAGTTTACTTACGGAACTGGCAGTACTTTTGAAGTAGATATTCCTAAGGATTTAGTAGTAACTGCTGGTGAAGTTATCGTTGTCAGCGATGATAGTCCTGTTACAGGTCTTACTAATGGTACATATCTTAAACTGACTATCGCTAATCAAGATAAGCCTGTATATATTGACGTAAAAGACTTAGCTGATGTTTATACTGGTAAGGCTGAAACTACTGGTGTAAGCGTTGCTATTTCTGCAAGCAATGAGATTTCTGCTACCATTGTTGGTAAGGCTATTGCAGAAGAGAACCTTGCTGATGCTCTTGCTACAAAAATTAATGGTGCAGATGAAGCACTTACTTGGGGTACTATTTCTTAATTACTAAAAGGTAAAATGCTAACAAGGGTAATAACGTTAGATTATTGCCCTTGTTAAATCATAAATATGAAAGGAGAAATAATTAATGGCTGATAATAAAGTCAAATTTCTTCGTGGTACTGCCGCAGAATATGAAGCAAGTACCAAAGACAGCGATGTTTTTTATTATACAACTGATACTAACAAGTTATATTTAGGGGCTAATGAAGTTACTGGCGTTGGAAAAGCCGGAACTGGTACGAATGCTGAAATATTCAATGATTATACCCAAAATAAAGCAAATGGAAATTATTCTCATGCGGAAGGGTTTAATACGAAAGCTGATAATGTGGCAAGCCATGCAGAAGGTGGGTACACTGATGCTACCGGAGATTATTCACATACAGAGGGATATAGTACATCAGCCTCAAAGCGATTTTCTCATGCGGGTGGGAATACTTCAAGTGCGCTAAAAGAAGGGGCTTTTGTGCATGGTAACAATGTCATAGCCGACAAAAATGATTATGAGATAGCTTTTGGAACGTTTAACAAGAGTAATGAAGACACTCTTTTTTCTGTTGGTAACGGCACATCTGACACCCTTAGAAGCAATGCTTTCGAGGTAACTAAAACTACGGGTAAATTATTTGATAAAGAAATTGCTACTAAAGAAGATATCCCAACAACGCTACCTGCAAACGGTGGCAACGCTGATACCCTTGGCGGCAAATCTGTAAGCGAATTTTTGCAGAATATTGGTGGGCTGACCAGCGGCAGTCTGCTGGAATACGCTCTTACATTGCCAACCTCTGGTTGGCTTGTGGCGGGTCCGAAAGTAACGGACACACCCAATCCCGGGGGAACATTTTTTGTCGAGGTGCGGAATTATAACGGATACCTTGAACTTGTTGCCTGTCAAACAGGGGCTAATACTGTGTCTGTTAATAATTACAACAGGGTGAGCTGGTTTGGTTGGCACAATGTATCAGATAACGGCAATGCCGCAAGCGTGGGAGCTTACACGGAGGCAAAGCTGGCGGCATTGGAAGCGCGTATCGCAACACTGGAAGAAGGTACATAATGGACAGCAGTGTAATAGTTGCGATAATTCTGCTGTAGGTATGCTTGGAGTTCTTAGTGTTCGTGATGACGGTACTTGTCAAGTGGGCAGTTATTGTAATGTTACTGATAACGGTATAGCTACTGCAACAAAAGACAAAACAGCTTTCTTGATTTTTTATAAAATATTTTATGGGAATATAGTATTAACTATATTCCCATATTTTTCACATTTATCCAAATTTGAGATTAGTATTGTCTTTCTTGTTTATCTTTTCAAGAGCCGTGACAATGCTATCATCATAATCTAAATCATAATCAAAAAACTCATCGTCTAATTCGCACAACTCTTCCCAAAGATTATCATAATCAAAAGTCCAACTCGCATGGAGTCTTATATTCCTTACTGCTTCTGCTACGGTTTGCAATCCGCAACTATCTGCAATATTAAGACAAGTAAACATTTTCATAACACAACATCTTCTTATATTGAGTGTAGCATATCAATCAAAGCTCTTTCGGGAACATAAGCATACATACATATATTATTGATATTTTGTATCGACATAATTAAACTCCATGTGATTGATACGCCAAAAATCATAATCCCAGCTATGCTTAATCCTAAAAACCAATCGTCTAAATCATCAAAGCCAACGCCTTTTGGAAATTTCTTTATTATAAAAATAATTCCACATATACTAAATGCAAATATAATTGTCCAAACAATCAATACTGTAATACTATTAGTTAGCTTGTATTGTGCGGCTCTTTGGCATAAATCTTGAATGTATGGATAAATATTTTCTTGACTCCAATCAATCACAATTCCAAGCTTTTCACCAAGCGCATCGAAAACTTTAATTATTTCATCACTCATAAATATCCTCCAATTTGTTTAGTCTATATTATATATAATATTACATAAGTTATAATTATTTGTAATATATGAATACTTTGGTCTACAATAAGATTTATTTTAATCTTATTTGCTTTTAGGTCGTCTACAACTGCATGAATTATGGTGTTACCAACAAAAATAATGGCGAAAAGTGTAGACACATTAAAATTCATACTAATAGCAATAGGCAACATTATCATAAACGACCAACTCATAGAATGCATTATCAGTGCAACTATATAATCATATTTATATAGCTTTTGTGGAGCATTTTCTTGCCACCATTTCTTTTGTTTCATTGAGGCTAAACAGCCTTGTAAATAATAGTCATCTACAATGTGGCAAAATACCATAGCTAAAATTATAAATACACTATTCATTCTTTATTTTAGTAACCGCCTTCTTCGTTTATTGTCTCCTTATAATATTCTTTGATATAATCACCATAGCCCCTAATAGCAGTATCTTTGAACTTCAATTTCGGCTCTATATACTCTGTCATCATCTTATCAAAACAATCACAGCACATATCTATATCAATATGGCACTCATCATATTTACTACCATAACCAACATTGCTATAGTGTAATCCGAACTTTTCTTCTTCGTCATACGCATTAAAAAATTTACCACATAAATCACACTTATGAATTCTCATTAATATAATTCCTTTCTACTAAATCCTTGAACGAAAATCGTCATCATCTGGGTTTTTCATTTTTAGACCTTTCTAAGAACTTAATCCCATAATTTGCTCCGCGTTTATTAAACGTAAAAACTGCATGGACAGGATTAGAAAATGCGTTCTCTTTACTTTACTCAAAATAAAACTCCTTTTCAATAACTGACGATACTATATAACTATTGATGATATGATTTATTAACGAGTCTACTTTATTCCAATCTTCTTGTGAAATCCTAGATTTTCCTCTGCCAAATTTATATTTTTCATACAAATTATATTTGCACACTAAAAGATACTCGTTGTCATGCCATAATAGTTGTTCATAATCAGAAATACTAGGAGAAAAATCTGAAAATTCTTTTACAATACTAGAATTGATGTCTTTGTGATATCTTCTCTTATATTCTTTTCTGTATAAATCAAAATAAGTAGATAGATGGCTTTTAGGATATTCTGTAACTGCGTTGATAAGAATATGATTTGTTTTACCCTTATCTCGCCAATCACGCATAATAACTACAAGTTCTCTTAGCTGTCCTTTGAATTGTAAATCGGGTAGGGCTTCTAACAGTTTATAATGCCAAATTCTCAATACAACCAACTCCTTTTTAGTTATATTATATCACAAAAATATTTGCTTGTCAAGTCATTTCTGAAAAGAAGTCTAATTGAACCACATTATTTTTATGCTCACATAAGTATTTATTAACAAACCGCATTACATTTTTCCAATATCGTTCCCATTCGCAAGAATAATCTTCAAACCCAAGTTTAGAAGTTTGTTTGTTCAATATTTCGTGTGCCATTCTGTATTCCGATTGATAACAATTATAATTACATTTTCGTATCAACTCAACAACGTTTGTAATTTTAAGCCAAGCTTCATTTCTTAGAACAATATCTCCCCAGCCATCTGCGTAAATAAACTTAATACCCTTACTCTTATTAAAATATTTATTTGCATAATAATTCAATGGCATATCTATTCTTTCGTCTTTTGGTGGTTTCCAACTAGCAGAAAAATAATCTGTATGTTTTATCCAAATATCATCATCTTTTATAAATATTTGAGGATTACAATGATTTGGGACAAATTCTACAGAACCAATAGAACTTATATTCTTTAACTCTTTAGGTTTGACTAATTTAGGCTGTCCATAAAATCTCTTGCTATATTCAATATATTCTATATTACTTATATCTATATCAGTCCAGATTGACATAATTGACTCCTTAATAAATATGGAGATGTAAAGATACATCTCCAACATATTCAAACAGCACTTAACCCTAATTTTTATATTATATATTTATATATAATATAATCAACTGTATATCCCTTAGAGATAGCCTCCGCTATCTCTTCATCAGATATCAATTCAGCACCAAGATTACCATGTAGGTTTAACGATATTTCATATTTATAATCTTCTATTTGCTGAAATAATAAATCTTCATCAAAATCATGTAAAAGACTCAATTTTTACCACTACTCCCAAATCCACCACGGTCTGTGTTATTAAGATGTTCAACAGTTTCAAACTCTACTGTGGGCTGTGTCTTTTCAATTCTAAACTGACAAATCCTATCATTTTTAGAAATATGAGTGTCTCTTACTGCATATGCAGGAAACTTCCACATATCATTGTCACCCGAATAACTGGAGTCGATTACACCCATTGAATTGGTCTGCATGATTCCAAAGGTTTATATGTAGAGCTTCTAGGAACAATATGAGCTTCATAACCTACAGGCAAAATCATTCCTACACCAAGAGGAATTAACTTGAAGTCTCCTGCTTTCATATCTACATCTTCTGCCGCTCTAAGGTCTATCCAATTTGACCTTCCTTCTCCGCCAATATATTCTAGTGGTTCAATATCAGTAAAATACTTAATCTTAATCTTAATTTCCATTAAAAAAATCCTCCATATATTCTTCATCAAATTCGTTGTTTAAGATATCACACGCTTGTTTTACGTGTTCGATATTATCAAAATAAACTTCACCTATACAAAAAACATATCTTTCATAAAAAGCAAAATATTTTTCGTCTTTATTATAATAAATGGAATAATTAAAAGTCCTCTGATTAAATTTATATCCTTCACACAACATATCACGAAGTTGTCGAACCCTATTTCGTAGTCTCTGTTCTTTGGCATCTTGCTCGGCTAGTTCTTTTGTGCGATAATAATTTCCAAATTCATGATGATATTTATTGGAAACATTGCCAAATTCATACCCTGTATCAATAGCGCCAGTCGGTCGTATACAATAGTATTTTTCATCGTATTCTGCTCTCCACAGTTTTCTTTTTTCTTCTTTTATTCTTTCAAGCTCTAAATTGAGTTCTTTTACCTTAGCTTCAAGTTCTTGAATTGTCATATTTTCTACTCACCTCTTCTTACCTTAAATCCCTAAAACAAAATGTTTGCCCACAAATACAAGTAATTTCCCCTATAGAACCTATACTGGTTGGAGTAAACGTGTAACTAAATATTCTACCTATGCTTGTGCAATGAGGCTTGCCATTGTGGAATTCTTTGTTATGATTCTCTATCCAATCTGCAATAGCCTTAGTCTCTTTTTCGTTTAAAACAAAGGCATTACTCGTTTGTTGCTTCATGTTTAAAATCTCAGTTTTAAGTTCAGAGACTTCTTCGTCTTTGTTGTATTGTTCTCTTAGAAATTTATTTTCTTTTTCTAAACCTTCTATTATTACAGCTTGCTTTTCATAAATTTCTCTTATTTTATCAATACTAAGAGAAAAATCTCTTTTAATTAGTATATTAGACAACCCTGACATATCTAGCTCCTTATGTTAGATATTTTTCTATATATTCCACTGAATATCCATTTATCTCTATTATTACACCATTTACTTTTTCACAATTATACCATTTATCATAATATTCTCTTGCTCTTTTACTGCCCTGTTCTGGGTCTTCTATACTTATACCCTCGCAGTCTTCATATGTTCCTTTGTAACTAGCTGACACCAGTTTCAAGGGATACTTCAAATTTCTACTTCTAAATCCAAGTAGACCTCTGTTAAAGCTGGTGTTTTCGTCTATTTCTTTTAAAGGATTATCAAAGTCTACACCGACTAATTTGTCTTTCACTATATTTCTACTAAACGGTTCTATAACATCTGCGTTCCATATAGAAAGTAATTCATACATATCATATTTAGGAGAGCCATCATTTTTTCGCCCTAAGAAACCATAATCTTGATAACGGTCTTTAATAAAGCCGCCACCAAATTCTTTTGGTATTAAACATTTAAACAAACAACCTTCATAAATATTTCCATATTTTGTCAAGTTATCTGCTTTTAACCATGAAAAACTACCCATTACAATTTATCTCCATACTATTTGTTATTTTTTACAAACCGTCTATTTCATCTAATACTGTTTTAATAAATTTATTTATATCGTCACAATTAAGATAAAACCTATACCCTACACCAGTTTTTATATTCCAAATTTCTATACGACACACAGGTTCGTCTGGAGATTCCTCCCATACCCAATTGTATTTACAACCGCCAACATCTCCAAACCCTAAATCTAATTTCATATTGTAAGCGACTGTTCTTATTTGACTGATACAATCTTCGCCGTATGCTTTCATTATAAACCAACCATCACAACAAGAAAACCAATAACAATCTTGTCTTTTATCAATATAGAAAATCACTTTACCCCTATCAGTGTTAAGAATACAATTATTCATTATAACGCCTCACAACAAAACTAATTTATTTCCCAAATATCAGTAACCTCATATCCTACTGTGAGTTCGTCTGTATCGTATTCGTCAATGATATCGTCCCATTCTTCGTTGACTATTTTACACTTTGCTTCTTCTTCATTCTTGGCATCTAAATACCCTTTCATAATTGTATATCCATGCGCTAAAAGAAACCCATAACTCTTCATACTTAATTTCCCTTTCTGTTTATTATGTCCACATAGCTGGCAATATCATGCCCCACAACTTCATTGTTTCACAAAATTTCTTTAGTGCCTCGTCTTGCCCGTAATCGTCAGTACTATTTAAAGATAAAAGATATTCTTTTGCCGTTGCTTTTATAATATTTATAGCTTCCAATTGGTTAATCTTTTTATTATCCCATGTGTAAGTGTGAAATGTTAAATCAACGTACTTTGAATGTTCTAAATACATACACAACTGTGAATATATCCATTCCGCAAAAGTTGCATCTAAATTCCAAGAACATCTAGAATCAAAACCGTATTTTGCTCGTTCAGATTTCCATTGTGATAATCTTTCCGGTGTAGCAATCTTTTCACACACATTTTCGGAAAGTTTTTCTCTTGGTATTCCTAAATCTTCAATATATTTATTTCGTTTCATAACTTCACCTCACGAAAAGAAACGAGTGTTATATGTTGTTCCCCAGCTAGTTTCTGCGTACTGAAATAAATATTGCACATCACCCGAATATTCAAACCATATCACAGAACTGTATTCAGATAATTCTGGATTATAATAATATGTGGCTGGGTGACTGGTGAATTCTTTAGAAAATACCTCTTGAATAACCTGTTTGGTTTCATCATCTACTGGATAAGACGGATAATACCAATAGTCTATTCCACAGAATTGATTTTCTTGATATAATACACCATATACTGTGTCGGGAAATTCATCAGACATGATTCTATTATAGATTAATTCTGCTACAAGAGTTTTATAATCTTTGGAGAAATTCCCTACTTCATGCTGTACTACAACCTCTAACATATTGATTTCTTCATCTGTTAGGCTGTCGTAAAATGTAGTTTTTATCTCCTTTGTTTCAAAAGGTTTGTTGTCTACTACAACAGTAACATAATCCCTTGTAATTACAGGATTATCTATAATTTCGTGTTTTGCTTCTGTAGCTTTAGGCATATTAAATATACAGATATATATAATAATATCGCATATAACTATTATTCCTAAAGCAATATCTCTGATTTTGTTCACCAACACCACTTCTTTACTGTTTCTTCTGAAAAGCCATAATTATTTTCCATATTATGAATTTGGTAATTAAGTGCATCTCTTTGCTTTATAAGGGCAATAAACTCTTTTCCTTTGTCACTGGTATATGGCATATGTTCATAATCTTCTATATCAGCATTTAAAATATCTTGTGTGGTTCTTATTTTATAACCTAATTTATTTGCCAACTGCGTTTGTTCGCAGTCACAATAAAATTCTTTATCGTAACAAACAAACCTTTCCTTTAGTGGCTTCCCACAGTATTTACAAAATTTTTCCATAAGACCTCCTAAAAGATAAATTCCGTTGTGACTATATTATATCACAACGGAATTGTTTTGTCAAGTCATTTCTGAAATAATACTACTGAATTTTGTTTCAAGCTTTCTTTAATATCAATGACTCTCTGATTTGATGACCCCCGCCAAGCGAGAGAAATATCTCGCTTGCTATCTTCATATCTGCCATCAACAAGAACATCGCAGTAACTTACAACGTCTAATGAACAGATACCATTAACTTCATGGTCTTCCCATATTTTATATTGCTCCAAAATCTCTTCCCAAGTGTAACCTGTATAAAGCCATATTGACTTATCAGGAAACTTTTCTTTAACAGCTTTAACAATTCCATAAACTGTATTAATGTTTTGGTATTCAAGAGGATGTCCTCCCGATAGAGTAAAATGAGATATGTAAGGTTTAGCCAATTCTGACAGGATTTCCTGCATTGTATCTTTAGTAAATGGCTGTCCAGCATTAAAATCCCAAGTAGAAGTATTATGACAGTTGTAGCAATGACAGCAACACCCAGAGACCCAAAGTACAACTCCGATGCCTGTCCCATTAGCTATATCATTTTTTGATATTTTAATATAATTCATATTATGTACTCCCAATTTTGCTTATTCTCCACCGAGATGTACTACTCTTTCCTTTATTTCCTGAGTTCGTCCTTGATTCCAAAAATTGCTTCCTATATACCCGCAAGTTCTTCTTGCGACATTGAGTTTCTTTTCGTCTCTGTTACCACAGTTAGGACACTCCCACACTAACTTACCTATTTCTTTATCTTCAACAATTTGTATTTCACCATCAAAGCCACACACTTGACAATAATCAGATTTTGTATTAAGCTCTGCATACATTATATGGTCGTAAATGAATTTAATCACTTCCAAAACTGCTTCAATATTATTATTTAAATTAGGAACTTCTACATAACTAATTGCTCCACCTGTTGAAAGTGACTGAAACTCAGACTCAATAGAAAGCTTTGTAAAAGCATCAATAGGTTCTGTAACGTGTATATGATAGCTATTAGTTATATAATTTTTATCCGTAACTCCTTTTATAACACCAAAGCGCTTCTGCAAACATTTTGCAAACTTATATGTAGTAGACTCTAAAGGTGTGCCATAAATTGAGAAACCAAGATTAAGTTCTTCATTCCACTCATTGCATTTATTGTTCATATACTGCATTATTTTTTTGCCAATATCTTGACCCGTTTTTTCAGTAAGTTTATGGTTGGTTAAGGCATAAACGCATTCCCAAAGACCCGCATAACCAAGAGAAATACTAGAATAACCACCTGTAAGGTATTTATCAATCACCTCTCCTTTTTTAAGTCTTGTTAATGCTCCGTACTGCCAAAGAATAGGTGCAACATCTGATGGTGTACCTTTAAGCCTTTCATATCTACAAATCAAAGCTCTATGACAAAGTTCAAGACGTTCATCGAATATCTTCCAAAATGCTGTCATTGTGTCATTTAGGTCATTCTTTTTAGCTGTAAGCGCAACATCAACAAGGTTGATGGTTACTACACCCTTATTAAATCTTCCATAGAATTTATAATTTCCGTTTTCGTCTTTCCAAGGAGAAAGAAACGAGCGACATCCCATACTAGTAAAGCAAAAACCCTCTTTAAGTTTTTTCATTATCTTTTCACTTATATAATCTGGAACAAGTCTCTTAGCAGTACACTTTGCTGCAAGTTCCGTAAGATACCAATAGGGCGAATCTTCACGGATATTATCTTCTTCAAGAACATAAATAAGTTTTGGGAAAGCAGGTGTAATCCAAATGCCTACTTCATTCTTAACTCCCTGATAGCGTTGTTTAAGCACTTCCTCGATAATAAGTGCAAGGTCATGCTTTGTTTGCTCATTCTGCACTTCGTTAAGATACATAAAAATAGTTACGAATGGTGATTGTCCATTTGTTGTCATAAGTGTAACTATTTGATATTGAATAGTTTGAACACCGCGCTTAATTTCTTCTTGTACTCTTTCTTCTACAATATCATCAATGGTAGGCAAATCACCATCTTTAATCTCCCAATTGAAAGATTTGAAAAAACATTCAACATCTTTACGAATTTTTTGTCGTGAAATATCGACAAATGGTGCAAGTGCTGACAAGGTTATGCTCTGACCGCCATATTGATTACTAGCTACCTGTGCGATAATTTGTGTAGCAATGGTACACGCAGTAGCAAAACTATGTGGCTTTTCAATCATTGTGCCACTGATAACTGTCCCATTTTGTAGCATATCATTGAGGTCGATTAAATCACAGTTGTGCATATGCTGAGCAAAATAATCTGCATCGTGAAAATGAATAATTCCTTCGTTATGGGCTTTCACAATATCTTCCGGAAGAAGAACTCTGTTTGTTAAATCCTTTGAGACTGTACCCGCCATATAATCTCTTTGAGTAGGAAGCAATGTCGGATTTTTATTCGAGTTTTCTTCCTTTATAGCCTCGTTCTCACAATCAATAAGAGACAACATTTCGTTATCGGTTTGCTTCATATTTCTTGCTAATAATCTCTTATATCTATATCTAATATAAGCTCTTGCAACGGGTTTATCTGTTCCCATTAAATGGTCTTCCACCATATTCTGTATTTCTTCTACATCAATTTTTTCATCATCACAGTTCATTATACGCAAAGAAATTATATTAGCATCGTTATTTGACAATTCAATATTATCATTTCTATTAGGGTAAACTTCGTTGTATGCTTTTAATATAGCATTATTAATTTTTTGCCTCTCAAAAGGAACTGTATTACCATTACGTTTGATGACTTTAATCATATGTTATCACCCTTATAGATTTCGTTATATATATAAGCACAGAGAATATCTAAATCTGTGTTTTCGTTTTCTATGATATAATCTGCAATTTCACTTACTCCCTTAAAGATATCGTTATCTTCTAATATTCTGTTCATTGCAGCTCTCTCACTGTCTTTTCTTCTTCTCGTCATATTAGTATATCTAGTATCTATACTAGTCTTTATGTATATAGTGAGTATCTTTTTATCACCATTGTAGTTCTTTTTTAGAACCCTTGCTGAATTAGGGTCTAATATACAAATATCGCAATCTTCAACTTGTTGTTTAGTTGTACAATATTCTCCACCATATTTCTTTAAATACGCCACCTTGTCACTAATCTTATCAAAATCTTCTTTAGTGACAAATGTGTGTCCTGTTTCAAGTGGTTTTCTTTTAGGTCTTGTGGTATAACTCTGTATTAATTTGAGTCCATACTGTGAAAGATTTTGTGCAATGCTTGTTTTGCCACAACCGCTTTCTCCAACTATTACTAATAATTTATTAGGCTTATCCATTTTTCTCACTTCTCTTTTTACGACTTTCATAAAAGTCTTTATTTGCTAAATCATATCTTGTTTGTATATCAAGTAAATTTTCACCCTTATGTTTTTCACAGAAGTTTTTCCAGTAAGGACATGGGTTGAATTCAGGACAACCACCTCTGTAAATGCAATTTCTTTGCATTACATCAGAGAGTTCAGGCTCAAATTCATGAATACTTTCTTTAAGGTCTTCCATATAGGTTCTTGTCTCTGGGTGAGCAGAATTACATAATCTAAACCTAGCAACATTTATAAGTGCCTGTGCATTACCTTTGCCATCGTAATTCACAGGCGTGTCTTGTGGGGATTTGTCTCTATCTACACCAGTTCTATCATTTCTTTGAGTAGATATCCATTTATCCCAACCTAGCCAGTGTCTAGCAAAATGTACCGAAATCCAAGATTTTATACCTTCCCAACGCCACTTTATTTCAATTAATCTAATTGGACTATGCTCTGAAATCAATATCTTCTTTTTAAAATCTATTGTTGGCTCTTTTTCAGTTGCTTCTTTGTTTACAGTGTTTCTACATTCATTTTTTACATCTGTCCAATCAGCATTAATCTTAGTTATCTTAGTCAACAATTAGACCATCCACTCTCTAAAATCATCAATATAACTCTCTCCGTCTTTAAGGTCTGAGAAAACCACCCTTACAGGGTTTTCAAGGTTAAGAGAGAACAGTCCTAAAAGAGACTTGCCGTTTACCTGATATTCACCATGAATAACAGTTACTTTGCACTTACACTTGTTAGCTGCATAAGAAAAATTATGAACATCGCTAACTTTAGGAAGTCTTATTGTAATTTCTTCCATTAAAATCACTCCTTATATAATTTCTAAAAAATAGTAGTGTACCATTTTCTAGGTACACTACTATTATATCATATTTTGAGAAATTTGTCAAGTCATTTCCAAAAAAAATATTGTTAAATTTTTGGCAATATTTTGTATTTATCAATATAGAAATATCCTTTGTTGTTTCTATGCCATTCGTCTATATAGATAACATCATCAACAGCAAAAGGAGTTTTCTCAAACTGTTTAGTAAAAATACTGTAAGTAGACACCTTGCCACTGCCTAAACTATAACCCTCTAACATATAACACCACGGCTTTCCAGTATCTTTGCCAAACTTACCTATACATTTCTTTAGGCTTTGAATAAGAATTTTAGGTCTATCTTCTGGTTTATTAGTTTTATAATCAATATACCCTAAATATTCTTTGCGAACTTTTATCTTATATCCTATAGGATAATCGTCAGTTATACTACACATGATATACTGTTCTGCTTCTGATAATATGTTTTTACAATCAAGTTGTGTATAGTTCGTTGCTGTTTCCTTGGAATATCTTATCACTATATTATTAAGAATGGGGTTGTTAGATAATTTTTCCTTTTTGATAAGCTTAGCATTTCCTTGCTTAAACATATTAAATATATTATAGATTAATACCAACTGTTTAGCTGTGCCAAATTCCTCAAAAAAGTCTATGTCTATTAAAACTCCCATCTGTCTTGAATTTATAGATGTTTTGCTGATATCACAAAGTAATTCTACAAATGAATTGTATTTATTATCCTTGAAAGAATACAAAATTTCTGCTACATTTTCATTGAGATACTTAATAGACTTTATTCCTTTATAAATCGTGCCTGTTGATTTATCACAAAAATATTCTGCCCTAGACATTCTAAATTTTGCATTGGCAATCTTATATCCTCTTTCGGCTATTTTGCTAGTAACCATTGCGGTTTTATCTGTTTTATCTTGCCATACATTAAGACAAGTTGTAAGAAATTCCAAAGGATAGTAATGTCTAAGATAGCCACAACCATATCCTATAAAACTGTAAGCATCGGAGTGATTCCAGCTAAACGCATATCTGGTGGCATCTAATATACATTTTAATACAGGTTTTATAATTTCATCAGCTTTTTCATTTGATAAATTATATTTTACTTTTGCATTGTTATTAAAGCCTTCTTCAATCTCTGGCATTAACTGCTCTGTACCTTTCTTTTTGGCGATGCACTTTCTGGCATAATCCGCCCTCGGCAAATCAAAACCACAAAATTTCATCAAGAAGAGCATGATGTCCTCTTGAATAATACAATTTCCCAACTCTGGCGCAAGCAAATCATCAATGTCGTTTATGCCAGTTTTTTTAATTATGCCATTAACAGAATCTTCTCTAACAGAAGCTCCACATGGTCTAATAAGAGCGTTTGCATAACTCATTAACTTTAACATCTTGATATTAGGAATTGCTTTTCTTATTTTGGCTATAGTGCTATCAGAAAATATTTGTTTCATTGTTTGAGCGGCATATGGAGACTCCATTTGAAATACTGCTGTAGTGTCCTGCCTAATATCGTCCCAAACTTCCCAGTCTTCCAAATCAATGTTATCAGGATTAATACGTTCTATACCCGCAAGTTCACACGTTTTATTGATAATACCTACGTTGTCAAGCCCAAGACAATCTAGTTTCGTCCACCAACAGGCATCAAGACCATACATATCATTACAAGAGACCATATGCTCTGTTGTGGATAAACTAAACAAACCTATTTCTTCGTCTATAGGTCTACTAGCACAGAGAACTCCTGCTGGGTGAGTACCCACAGAAACAATTACATCTTGAACCAAATCGACATATTTAAAAAGCTCTGGATATTTCTTCCTTAACGCTTCTCCCGCTACTTCAACTTTCTTACCATTGGTTTCAACTTCTTCAAGTTTATCGCAAATTTCTGTAACTTCATCAAGTGACAGTTCTAAAGCTCTGCCTATATCTCTTATAGCACCTCTTAATTTAATAGTACCAAAAGCGGCTATTTCGGCAGACTTTATTTTATCACAAGTCAAAAGAAAGTTTCTTGTTTTAACTCTGTCGGGGTCATAATAATCACTATCAATATCACAATTACTAACACGATACTCGTTAGCAAATCTAAAGAAATTGAGGTCAAATCTTATACTATCCATTTCTGTTATGCCTAATAGATAAGCTATATAAGACCCAGACACACTACCTCTACCTGCGCCAACATATATATTATTTTCGTGTTCCCAATCTCGTACGAACTTCTGGAACAACATAAAGTCTATCATATGTGTTTTTTCATAAACAGGAAGTTCTTCTTCAATGCGTTTTATAATCTCTTCCTTAGTATGAAATTTAAGTGCATACGGGTGAGTATCAATAGAATCATAAACCATTTTGCGGAATACTTCAAGAGAATTATCATACAACTTAGGATATTTTGTAGACATATCAAGTTCAAAAGGTTCTATCATGTCTTCAACAATCTTAGTTGTCTTGATGGCTTCAATAACCATATCCATTGGCAAACTATTTTGCTTACGATAACTTTCTACAAGTTCATCATAAGTTTTAAAAGTTAAATCCCAACCATCTTCGTTGTCAAAATATACTCCCTTTGCTTTCTGCATAATCACTCTAGCTTCTGCATGAGGTTCATCTATGCTGTGAGTATCAGTTCCGGCTATAAGTCTAAGTCCTGTTTTTTGGGACAGAATATACAAATTTTTGTTGTAGGAAATTTGTTCAGACACGTTGTGGTGCTGTATCTCCAAAAAAACTCTATCCTTATGGGTAATTGCCCAATTAATAAACCTTTCTTTTAATTCATCTTTTTGACTATTTAATAATCCTGCAAGACAAGCTGTAGTAATGATTATGTTATCACTAGTATTCATTATATCGTCAAGCGAAATTCTTGGACGATAGTAGAATGAATTATCGTGTCTATTATACGATTTGGTATTAAGTCTATTTAATTCTAGAAATCCATCATAATTTTTTGCAATTAAAACGAAATGGTAATTATCTCTTATAGCTTCGTCAAGAGTTTCAGTGACGTAAGCTTCCATTGCATGAACGTACTTCATTCCTGCTTTTTCGATTTTGCTCTTTTTTTCATACCAATTCAGAATATTTCCATGTTCTGAAAAAGCTAATGCCGTCATTCCGCATTCTTTAGCTTTGTTGATATACATATCTATCTTAGTAACACTATCAATATTTGTAGTGCAACTACTATAGTCACTATGTAAGTGATATATAAAATAATTGTCCACAAAATCACTCCTTATAAAAATAGTTGTGCTATATTCATTATAGCACAACTATCTCATTTTGTCAAGTCATTTATATAAAATCAGTCAGAAAACCCGTGGTCTTTAGACCGTGGGATGAATGGCGTTAGATTACTTTTACTTGCGTCATTACAGTTGACCTTGCTGTAATGCGTTTGCAATTACTCAATTTTGGTGTTTTATAGCCTCTTGGCATTGTGCTAAAATCAATTTTATTTCCGCTTATGTCCATAAGAATTGCATATCCTGTTGACATTCTTCCTTTGATGAAATAATCATTTCCAAAATAACGAACCTTATCAAATTTTCTAAAACCACAAATCTTATCTGTAACAATAGGTTGTTCAGAACGAACACCTTTAGTCTTTTGGAAATCACCATCAGAAACACATTTCTTTTTGTAAAGATTACTCTTTGTACTAAAAGTATTTCCTCGTGTTGCAATAATACAGGCATCATAATAATGTTCTTTGTCTACACCTAAATACAAACGATTGGCTTTTGTTACATATCCAAAAGTTTCAATAGCATTTGGATATAATCTGAAAAGCTGATTACGGATAGAATTCATCTGTGTAGCATATTTAAGATTACCCTTAACTTTACCACTCAATTCAGGGTTAATCTTTCCACTATGCAAGTCTTTATGACAGGTGTGACAAAGCGTAATAAGATTACTTTCTTCATCAGAGCCACCTTGACTACGAAATACAATATGATGGACTTCTAATTTGCTATCCTTATGCTTGCCTTTACAACATTGGCAAGTATAGTTGTCTCGATTAAGCACCATTGCTTTGGTATTTTCAAATCCATAGTTAGCACCTTTTTGGTATCCCCATGGTTTTACTTTGGGGTTAGCAAGACTTGGATTTTTCATAAGGTGCATATCAAACCGACCTGTTTCAAATACCATTTCTGTAATGGGGAGAATAGACTGAATATATTCTATTTCCCTTACATGGCTATGAAGTTTGCTCTGCATTGTAGGACTAAATCTGTCCTTTTTGATAGAATTGGAACGATTTAACCATCTTGCTTTTCTATAACGAGTTTTTCGATTTCGTCTATTTCTGCGATACTTTGCTCTTTGTGCCATTTTGTCGGTAATGTCGTTTCTTACAACAACTTCTGACATATAGACAATATCTCCATTGTCTTTACTTACAGCAGTGCCAATAGTCCCGCTTCCAGTATCTACACCAAGAGTTAAGTCTTGAGTGTAATCTGTTGTTTCATAAATCAATTTAATTGTAAACGGCTCACGCCTCTTAACTTTTGCTTTGCCTTGCTCAAGTAATAATCTTGCAATTGGATTACTACAAGGCATTAGTGGTTTACTATCTTGTGAAATCACATAAATCATAAATAAGTTCCTTCTTATAAATACTCTACCAAATGGTAGGTGATGCGTACTTTGCTGTACTGTTACCATACAACTGTTCCGACTTCAACTCGACAATGATATAAAGGCTTTTTCGCATATATATCACAAGGCTGTTCTTACTCTGACCTAACTTAAATATGTATGATAGAGCGACGGTCTGTTGCGTCAACCGAGGGTATCATGACCTAAATATCGTAGTATCCATTTCTGAATGCTTAGTCTGGTGAACCATTTAACAGAAGCCCACCACCTTTAGGTGGTGGGTAGTTCACTAATACGGACACTCTTTTACAGTATCAATATCATCAAGAACTCTCTTTCCAACAAGCCAACCATTTTCTCCAAACTGTTCAGAATTATATTTTATAGAACCATCGTCCCAATTATACCTTCTGAATTTATTGTCGCTCATACCTGTTAATCGTCTAGTAGCCTTGTCATAATTCAACCCCATACAGTATTCGGCTTCGCCTAAAACTCTATCCTTGAATACTGTGAGTTGTCTATCATATCCTGCTTCTTTTATCTTCTTGTCATGTGGAAAATCAAGCCCGAAAATTCTATCCATAAGATTTACGAAATTAGAAGTTCCAAGTATATCATACATACTTAAAGGGACTCCTGTTTGTGGCTTTCTGGGGTGGCTTACGATATGAACTTGAAGTCCATTCTTTTTAGTAAACTGGATAAGTTTATTCAAGAATGATAACTGAACTGAACTAATATCTTCCTCTCTACCCGCCTGAAAATTGAGACAAAGCCAGTTATCTAAAATAAAAATTTTAGTACCTCGGCGTGTATAGACGTTTTTCATCTCATTTAATACGTCTTCTGGGTTCGTTAAGAGCAAATTATCGTAGACTAAAATTTTGTTTTTATACACCTGTTTGATTTTTGACATAGCTTGTGTAGTTGGCTTATAATACTTGAATCCGTTATCATTTGTGAACTCTATCGTATGGTCTCTGCCAGCGGCTTGTGATAAAATCCAGTTTAACATCTGACTAGGTGTGCTTTCGGCGTTAAACCAAAAAACGCTCTCACCTCTATCAACCGCCTCCAATACACAAGACTGTGTTAAAAGTGTTGATTTGCCCCTGCCACTATATGCCGTCCATGCATTTACTGTTCCATCAATATAACCATATAATTTTCTATCAAGGTCAGCAAATCCAGATGGAGTATACTCGACCTTGTTAATATCAAACTCTTCTATATCTACAAGGTCAATAATGTTTCTAAGAGGAATTTCTTCTGCTGTATTGATAAGACGTACAACTTCATTTTTACCACAAGCGATTAATATATTGTTGGCATCTGTCTTTCTTATAGAAAGATTTTCATTATACTGCTTATAATATTTTTCTACATCATCTTCATCAATAGATGTGGGCTTTACAATTTTGCACTTACCCTCTCCTAGTCTTGATACTGCTTTTTGTAGACCGCCTTGTCCTGCTTTATCATTATCAAACCAAAGAATAATTTCGTTTATACTATCAAGAAAATCATAGTTGAATTCTATCCATGATAAATCTTCTGCTCCACCCGGAATTGAAACTACATTTCTATATCCTGCTTCCACTATTGAAAGGCAGTCTGGGAAGCCTTCGCAAATCACTAGGGGCTGTGTAATATCAATTTTGTTAATATTATAAAGACTAGGACACATATCCGCATCTTTCTGCCACCACATCTTAGGTTCGCCTTTATTAATTGCCCTAGCTGGTCTATACTTAACGGCAAGAAGTTTGTCATTAATATCTCTAAGTTCAAAAACTATGTTCCCATGACTATCTTCTTTTACTCCCATATAATCAAGAGTTTCAATACTGATAGACCGTTTTGCTAGATATTCATTTACCCTATCTCTGTTACCGTTATTTTCTTCTCTAGGATAGCGATAGTTTTCGAAAAAGTCTTTCTTAGAACTCTTCATAAAAGAAAACTCATCATCAGAACATTCCATATCGACAAGCTCAAACAACTTTTTTGCGGCTGTTACAAAACTATACCCATACTTGTCCATATAGAAATCTATAATGCCATAATTCTTTCCAGTTGAGAAATCCTTAAAACAATTGTCCTTAGCGTTCCAAATGAAACTAGGATTGTTGTCGTTAGGATTAAAAGGAGATTTTCCACTTAATTTTTCAGCGTTCCAATTTTCAATAGGAAGCTCTGTCGCTATAATTGCCGCCGCTTGTGTTCCCAGTTCTTCTTTTGCCTGATTGATTTTAATATATAAATTTTCCATTACATCACCTTATAGCCCTACATATCCATCATCATGTAATCTCTTACAAATTTCTGGCACTTCGACAGTCGCACATTCATTAAGTATTATTACATCTGCTTCTCTACATGAAGCTATGTATCTTAACTGTTCACTTATCATAGTGTAAAAAGATACCCCTACAATGATAAATTTATCTCCATCTCTAAGTTCATTAACTTTGTCTATTGCTGTTTCATATTCGGGAACATTATCGCCATAAAGAACAGGTATTCCGGTTAATTCGTTAAAATTATCGGCATACAACTCATGAGGTTTGGGCAACCTTCCATGTATAGGAATTACGTTTTTTGAACCTGCTTTTTGATGTAATCCATCTATATTCATTGTGATAACAGAAAAATCATATTTTGCAATAGCTAGATGGGCGATATTAGGTTTCGCCTTATTAACCATATCGCACATCTGCTTTATAATTTCTCTATATTCTTCTTTATGGTTTAATGCAAATGAACGTGTCAGTTTGTCCCTAAGTCCCTCTTGTTCGCTAAAAGTCGATATACCTGATTCGGCGCTTATTCCTGCGCCAGTGAAAAACAAAACCTTTTTCATTACTTATCTCCTTTATGTTTCGATTTGTAAGTTTCTATTACCAACTCTACAGGAATATCATATTTAATGCAATTAGCCAATAGCTTTTTCATGTCGTTTAAAGGAATGTCATTCACAGCCATTAGCCAAGCTATATCAGTACAATATCGAAACGAAGCTTCGATATTGTAAAAATCATTCATACAATTAGACACATCCCATATAAACTTCACTAAGTCATTTAGTTCATCGTCTGATAATTGATAAATATAAAACAATCTATAAAAACATTTATCAATTAAAGTTTTTGTATGGCTATCTATGACAGGTACTTCCTTCATCTTCACTTCTACATTGTTCTCTTATGGGACAAAAATTCATACAATAGAAATCTGTCTTATCTTCTAGTTCACTAAAATCAAAACAATTTTCAATCTCATCTACAGAATTTACAAGCCATTGATAGGCTTCATTGTAGTCATCGTTGTTAAAAGGTATTTCAATAAGTTCATCAGTTCTGAACATATTGAAATACAACTTTTTAGGAAGCTCGCCAAACTTTTTGTATACTGCATACGAGTACAAATATAACTGTTTCGCGTATTCAGCTAATTCTTTTTTACTTTTGAACTTTGATTTTGATTTATGGTCTAATATTATTAAATTTCCCTCTTTATCTCTAGCAATTAAATCAATCTTGCCAGTAAAGTTAAATTTGTTTTCTATGGGGATTGTAAATTCATACTCTGCTTGTATTATATCAAAATCGGGGAATCCATCGAATCCCTCTAAATATTTAAGACCCGCTGCATAATAGCTGTCTGAAAAATCTCTGCTGAAATCTTTTGACATATTCAGCACAAATGACGAACGAACATTCTCGTCATAATGTTCTATATAATAAGGCATCATCTCATAAACTTGAAGTTCTCCCTTTTCATACTTCTCTAGTATTTCATGCACGAAAGAGCCAAATTCAGAAGTTCCATGAGATAATAACTCTTTAGGATTCTCAAAATACCTAACATAAAACGCTTTTTTACAATTATGAAACATCTTTATTTTACTATAACTATATGTTTCCATCTAACCTCTCCTTTCTAATGAAAAATATAGCGCCCTTTACGGGGCGCTATTGCCTAAATTACTTTAGAAAGGATAGTCCTCGTTATCGCTAGAGCTATCATTTGCCACAGGCTGTGGCTTATCAGGAGTACTTGCAGGAGCACTGTTAGTACTAGAATTCTTCTTAGATTCGATGAATTCAATAGTCTCTACAATAATCTTTGTAGTTGAACGTTTATTCCCGTCCTTGTCTTCGTAATTGTCTACCTGTAATCTACCGCCAATACCAATCCTGTCTCCCTTACTAAAATAGGTATTAATGGTCTCGGCTGTCTTACCAAAAGCGGTACACCGAACAAAATCCGTCTCAGGGTCTCCTCCGTCCTTTGGCTTCATTCTGTTTCTTGCAAGATTAAAGTCAAGAACCGCCACTCCGCTAGGAAGCTGGCGAAGTTCAAGGTCATGAGTAATTCTACCTAAAAAATCTACATTATTTCCAAACATATATTTATCTCCTTTTTAATTAACCTTTGAGTGTAAGAAGTTCGTTGATTACACTATTAGCTACATCTACAGACTTTATAGAATTAAAGTTTGCACTCGGCTTTCCATTCACTATATGGAACTTCTTAATTGCAGTAGCAATAGCCTCTCTATCTACACTAGCAGATGTAAGTGCACCTGTAAGGCTCTTAATTTCTGCTAACTTGTTTGCAAGCTCATTTGTCTCAGTTACAGCACCATCGCCTGTAGCTTCTCTGTTTTCTGCAAACTTCATGGCAGATATGCTTACGCCCTCACCGCTGTTAGCCCACTTGATAATCTTTTCACCAAAAGCTTCTGATAAAAGAACATCTCCCTCTCTCTCAAAGATATGTGTGTTATCCTTTTCGCTCTTGGCGATGTGGCTGTCTCTATCAATATTAAAAGTACAAGTAAAGTTGTACTCAAATCCCTCTCTTTGCTTTGCTCCAACGCCAAGCTTCTTTACAGATACCTTACCTCTATCGTCCTTGTCTACTTCATACTGGTCTTTGCCCTTCATAGTAGCAATGATATGAATTGGTGATAAAGCGAGAGTATCAATAAATCTATCATGACGAGGACTGACCTTCGCCCAATCCTGATACTTACCACCAAGCTGTTGCTGGAGTTCAAGACAACCGCCCTTGCCTTCCCATTCGGCAGATGAACTGTCAATAATAAGTACCGAATACTTTTCATCAACTGCATAATTAATAAGGTCAATGAAAAGTTCTGGATTATATGGCGGTTCAAGGTCTACAATATCATACTTGAACTCATTAGCATAATATCTACCACGAGAACCCTCTGTATTGGCAAGAAGTATCTTTCCTCTTGTGCCAGTTTCCTTTTCCATTTCATTAAGCATACCTGTTGCAAGAGCCATTGCTCCCCAAGTTTTGCCAGAGCCGCTTGCTCCCATTAATGCAATCTTTACAGCAATCTTCTCTCTTACAGCTTCAACAGCCTTAAACTTAATTCCCATGCACAATCACCTCACTGTATAACATTATCTGTTGTTTCCTGTGTTCTGTTCTTTGCACGACACTCTTCACATCTAAGAGGCATTGTGCCGTAGTTCTTAACGTAATATATTACATCTGGGTCTGATATAATATAGAATTTACCACAAGTCTTGCAAATTCTTGCAGACGCTCTACGATGTGGAGCAAAATCTCTCTTAATTGTATTTTCTGTAGTGGTTGCTACAGAATTTTCTGTAATAATCTCTGACATAAATTATTTTCTCCTTTTACTTGCTGTAATGAGCGTTAATAATCTCATTAGCTACTTCATTAGTCTTGTTAAGCTTCTCGTCAAGGTTACTGATAATTCTTTCTTCGTCTGCAATACAAGCCATAAGACTAGCAATCTCCTGCTTCATAGACTTAATATTGCTTTCGTGACACTTAATCTTCGTGAGTGTTTCCTTGTAATTGTACTTGGCAAGAGCAAGCTGTTCGCCAAACTTCTTATCATAAGTATCATCAGGAGCACACACGGCAATAGCCTTAACTCGTCTGCCCTTTACATAGCCTTCCACGATTACAGCCTTGTTTACATCATCAAACTTAATTCTCATAAATAAATTCCTTTCACATACTGGTTTGTTTATTTTAAGTTGTTGTCAACTACTCTTATATTATATCACAAATTTTCAAATTTGTCAAGTCATTTTTTGAAAATTTATTCTATGGTTATTTTTACATTCCTGTTGTCGGAATATCCAAATTGTTGCTTCCCCTCAACAATAAAAGGAAAAGAAATATCTACAGTTCCAAGGAGCTTTACAAATTTCTTTGTTTTTACAATAATTACTGTTGATGGATTATCTTCATTGAAGAAATATTCAAATCGTATTATTTTGTTTTGGGATATATTTGATATATCGTCTGAACTCCATAAACTCGAAAAGCAATTACCGCTTTTTACACATTTATATCTGTTATATCTGTCATTTTCGACTTCAAATGTATAAGTCTTATTGCCCAAATATACATACCTTTTGCCGCCAATAGTCTCGTATATGCCGCCAACAACCAATTTACTAGAAGGAATGGTTTTCATTTCAGATTTGCGTTTTCTTTCCTGTTCTCTTTCTTCTCTTTCTTTTACGATAAGTTCTAAAATCCTATTCTTGATTTTTATTTCTGTTTCAGAAAGATTTTCTAATAAATACATATTGGTCGTATAATTGCCTCTGCACAATGTATTTCCTGCTAAAAAATACATAGACTTGCCCATAAACACACCAATGTGCATATGTGAATATTGACCAATTCCCATATAAACACACATACTTCCATCGTGTATTTCTCTTCCTAAAATATCTTCCATTTGTTATACTCCTTATGACCTTGATAAATTTGCTAGAAAATCGTCAAGCTGCTTTGTAGGAATAGACAAATCTGTATAAGCTTGATATATTCCTGCAAAATAGTGAACATTAGGAATTCCATTCTTTGCATTATTGGACATTTTATACAAAAATCCTTCAACTGTTTCGCCGTCTTTCATAACTACCTTGCAGTTATCTATCTTCTTGTAAAGACTAGGATATCCTTCAAATCTATCAAGCATTCCCAGTTCGCTAGGATTTGTAATTTCCCAAACTGCTACATTTGCAAAATTGTCCTTGCTCTCTCTGACATCTGCGTAAACATATGCCATATCAGAATCACAGGTTTTATAAAATCCCATAGACCAATTCTGTAAAATTCCTGTGCCTACAAGCGTTGCAGTAGGACACAGTTTTGACATCTGATATATATTCATATTACTTCCATATGCTATATACTTAATAAGAAGACCTCCTTTATGCGGCTGATAATGCCATGTTCATTATATTGTTTGTGTTGAATAAGTCTTCCCACGACAGACTATCTATCTGTTCCTTTGTAGCGTATTTAGAAAACATTACTATATTATTTACAAATGTTAATGTTTTCATAAATGTATCATAATCTGTGGTAGAAGCAAAAATCCTAAACTCAATAGTATTAGTATTAGTAAGATTTATAGCTATATATCTATTTTCGTTCTCTATTATTGCTTCTTCAACGTTATCATCTGGCTTCCTTGCCCATCTCTCTATTTGTTCAGAGTTTCTTCTTGAAAACTCAACAATATTATCCCAGAACTTATTAAATATTGTGAAAAGATTCACAAGGTTATCTTCACTTGTAAAATAATTTCTGTTAAAATGGACATGCATACCACAGTTGGTAGTACCTTCCATGCCATATTCACGGTAATTATCCATAAGCGTCCTATACTTGTCTTCCATATTTGCATGGAATTGCAGTGTTGCAGGCTGTGATATTGTCTCAAATCCATAATCAAGACTTCCATCACGTTCTGTATTTACAAATTCATCGCCGAGTATCTGATGTACATTATAAGCACAATCAATCGCTCTGTCATTATCTTCATCTATATTTTCTGTTTCTAATTCAAACCCCATATAAGGATATACATTATTTCTAGTGTCCCCATAGAAGTTGTGTCTACGATAATGGCTGTCGTGGTAGCTCCTAATAAGATTTCTTGCTTGTCTAGCACAAGTGGGGCATCTTCCATCACTGTTTATATTGCGTGGAAGAAATCTATTGTTGCAATCACAACAGTTTCTGCTATAAACATCAACACAATCCCGACAAAAATAATGAGCGGTTCTATTATATCCGTTTCCATCATATCCCCATACAGACCTTAGTTCAAAACGTTCGTGATATTCTCCACAACCCTCACAAGCAGTATAGTCGCTTTTATCTTTATAGGAAAGATAAGTAATAGCTGTCCGACCAAAAATAGAAGTTACAAACTCTTTAGGACAAAGTTTGCCACTCATAGTAGTAACATACTCTACATATACAGGTACTGCAACGCAGAGAGAAAGTTTTTCTTCTCTTACAGAATAATACTGTTTATTGTCTCCGTCATTGATACTATCTGATATTCCCTCCGGTATTGCTCTTGCAAATTCATGAGGAGTATCAAAACGTAAATCATACCATTCCGTATCATGCGATATATGAATGTCAAAAATGGTGGCGAGATAATTTGTATCTCGTCTATGGTATACAACTTTATCACCAATTTTAAAGCTCATGACATATTTCCTTTCAAAATACTTTCTTGTTGTGTTTATATTATATCACAGAAGTTTCATTTTGTCAAGTCATTTTGTGAATTTTCTATAATTACGTCTCACCTTTGTTATAGTAAAGATTCTATTCTTTCTTTAGCAATATTGAAATATCTTTCATCAAGCTCCATGCCGATAAAATTGCGATTTAAATTAACGCAAGCTACGCCAGTTGAACCACTGCCCATACAGTTATCAAGAACAGTTGCCCCCTCGGAGGTATATGTCTTTATAAAATACTCACACATTGCGACAGGCTTTTGAGTGGGGTGTAAACCGCTCTTGTCTCTAGTGAATTTCTGGATAGTTTTAGGGTGTCTTAGACCTGTAGGGTTATCTGTAATAACATTCTTTAATCCACCCTTCCAATTTTCAGACATTCTTCCCGACATCTGTGTATATGGTTTGCCCTCTGTTTTCTGGGGATAATAGTTCATAGGTGTCCGAGTGCCATTTGTAACTCTGCCCTTTCCGAATATAAAGACATATTCATGTATTCTAAAAGGTTGAAAATTTACATTAGGAGCATTAGTCCCGTTATCTTTCTCCCATACCCACTCATACTTATATAAATCACTAGCCACTTCATATAGTTGAAAACCAAATTTCATTGTGCCATTCAAAGCGATACAACCATCTTCTTTGATTATTCGTCTGTATTCATCAAATACTGCTTTGAGGTCTATACCTTTGTCCCATTTGTTCCCAGTTTCTTTATATGGTAGGTCGCACAATACCATATCTATAGAATTATCAGGAATAGATTTCATTAAATCAATACAATCTCCTTGATATAATTTTATATCACTCATACATTAACCTCCGCACTTTTTATTCTTGACTTTGCAATTTCATAATAGTTGCTATCTAATTCTATACCTATAAAGTTTCTGCCAAGTTGTTCAGCGGCTATGCCACAAGCACCTACGCCCATAAAAGGGTCAAGTATGGTTTCGTTAGGACTAGACGAATTTTCAATAAGTATCTTACATAAATCTACTGGCTTCTCCGTGTCATGTATATTCTTACCATTTTCGTCTTTTGTCTTTTTATTTGGGATAGATATTAAATCCGATGTTCCACAATTATTTATCTTCTTGCCAGCGCCTTTACGAAGAAATAAAATATATTCAAACTGACTCATATAGAAATGACCCATTATCTTATTGCCTTTATTCCAAATTAAAGACTTGATAAAATGAAATCCCTCATGCGTATCGGGGTCTTTCCATTCGTCAATCACTTTTAAAAAATGAATTAAATTTCTATGATTAGTCATTATATAGCAATGACCTGTTTCTTTCAACACTTTATAAAGCTTAGGCAAATAATCTTCTATTTCAACATCGTTATGTTCAAAAACTCTTCCCTCACAAAAAGATTTTGTTTTTAACATACCGCCTGAATTTCCGGCATTTCCTCTGCTAGTAACTCTATAAGGTGGGTCTGTAAAAATCATGTCCACAGTGTCCCCGTTTTGTATCATATTATCTAATACAGTAATACAATCATCATTATATAGTGTATATTTTTCCATTTTATATTCCATATGCTTCACCTCGTAAATATTTTTAGTTTAAGTATATTATATCATATTTCATTTATTTTGTCAAGTCGTTTTATAAAATAAAAGCACAGGATTATGTCTCCTGTGCTTCCTCCATATCGGGTACATCTGCACTTTCCTTTATAAGACCTTCAAGAACACTGAAAGCATAAGACTTTATCTTTGCTACCTTGTACTTGTCTGCCCTATCTGCTCTTAAAACAATACCCTCTCTAGTATGTCTAGGGTCAATAGTAGAACAGCCTTCAAGATATTTGTTTACTCTCTCCATCATGTCTTCATGAGTAGTATAGATAAATCTTTCAAACTCAGGAACTACCTTTGCTCCCATCTGCTCTGCTCTTATCTTAATATAGTCATAAGGATATTCAATAACGTTTCCATCTTCATCTGTCTTGGTTATACGATAGATGTAAAAATCATTTTCGCCCTTATCTTCATCACAACCGTAAGAGAAAGTTGTAGTCTTGCCATATCTCTTGACAAAATCCTTGTCGTTAAGCTTAGTATTATCTCCTCTACCCATAATAGGGGAGTTCTTCTCGGTAAAACCAACTATCTCTCCATAAATTGTTTCACCTCTCTGAAGCTTACCCTTAAAGAAATCTTCCCACTTATCTCTAAATGCTTCGCTGCTGTAATATCCGTTATCTCCCTTGCTACGAATACGTCTACGAGTTCCACCAACATATTCATACTTAGGTCTCTTAAATATTTTAGAGAGTAAATTATCATTTCGAACTAATGTCCGAGATATTCTTCCGCTAGAATTATGAACAAGGGTGTTGTTTACGCAATAATTATGAGTTTCTGTTTCAATATCATACTTGCGATTGATTTCGCCATTTATCTCCGTGTTAGATATAATGGTGTTTTCCATATATACATAACCAAATTCTCTTTCAATTGGAACAATGCCTACAAACTCTTTATCTCTGTATTCAGCAGGAAGCTTATATCTCATGACATTTGGAACAAGAGAAGAAATATTATCAAACATCGTCTTTGCATCGTCTTTGTTGAGCCTTATTCTACTATATCCACGACTATCTACATAATACACAGGATTAAGTCCCAATTTATTAAGACACTCTACAATAATTTTGCTGTCATGTTCGTTATAATCACAAATCGCTATATTTGCTCTATCCTGCTGAAACTCGTTGTGACTTAAAGACCCGTCATCCATATAAAGCAATGCAAGACTATCCCAATTAAAATATTTTATTATATTACGAGACAGCTTATTTTCTCTATCGTTAAAGCACTCAGATTTAAGCCGAATTAAATCCACCATGTTCTTACTTCTACATCTCAACATCTGCGTTCCATAACCTGATGTATAAATTTTTGAGTTCTTATACAGAAGACCATTGTATATACCAACGAGATAATCGAGATATTCTTCTCTGTCAATCTTTTGAGAGATGTCCATATGGTTATACTTTCGTGATATACTTCCATCTCCCAATATATTGCCTATGAAAATTGCCTTAGCTCTTTCAGAAAGAATTTCTGTAGGAATTGCTGTACAAACAGTATCTCCAACGTTTAATTCACTGGCGTGAACATAATTTTCTGTTTCCTTTTTATAGAATAGGTGTTCTGGAGTACAAACTATTCTTCTTCTGTTATCCCCTTTAAGAAAGTTATTAGACACCCTAATGTCTCTCCATACATCAGCTTTCCCGTTAATAAATGTATTAACTACTCTTGATGGAACAAACTTTCCGTCTTTATATCCGACAACTATATCTCCTACTTTTATCTGAGATATAGGCTTGCTTCGAGGCTGACCCCAGAGATTTACCTTTGTGTCCTGTCTAAAACATCCATGAAGCTTCTCTGTCATTATGATAAGTTCTCCTGCCTTGAACATATCAGGATTGTACTTCAACTGCGGAGTGTCAATATGTTCAGCAAAGAAAGGATATCTCTCTTCTAACTTCTGCTTATTAGCCTTAAATCTTCTGCTCTTGCTATTGTTGGGCATATGACGATTAACGCTCTTGGGAATATACTTACAGCAAATTTCATTACCGTTAATAGTAGTAATCTGGTCTCCAACATTGAGAGTAGAAATATCACAAAACTTTTCAAGAGAAGTAAGCGGCATAAACAGTCCCTCGCTACGTTCACCTCT